AATGAATCTTTTCCCATACGTTGGAAGTTATTTAAAGCTTATGTACATAAACACTTACCGAGCGTTACGTTATACAAACCTCAAAATCAAAAGGAATGCGAAGAAACCGTGAACTTAATTCTTTCGAAAAGAAAGATGTAGCAAGAAGAAAATATGCTGAACGACAATTGCAAAAATTTATTGATTGGAGTGTAGCATCTAAAGGATATTTAAAATATAAAGAATTAATAGAATATGAAAGAAAGTACTCTGCTAGAAATGCAGAATAAAATAAAAGCGTTGACCAACGTAGTTCAACATATACTAAATGACCAAACTCAGCTAAATGATTTAGCTATAGGAACATTAGAAACTTTAAAGCTAATGCCTGGTTATGATAAGGCTATAGAGTTTTTAAAAAAAGAAATAACAAATAAAGAAAATAAAGATGGAGTTAAGCAACAAGATACTAAGTGATATAACTGTATATATGAAATACGCTAAGTTTGTTCCTGAACTAAATCGTAGAGAAACCTGGATAGAACTAGTAGATAGAAATAAAGCGATGCATATTAAAAAATATCCAGAGCTTTCAGAAAGAATAAATGAAGCTTATAAATTAGTATATGATAAAAAGATTTTACCAAGCATGCGTTCGTTACAATTCGGAGGTAAACCGATTGAGATTAGCCCTAATCGTGTGTATAATTGCGCTTATTTACCAATTGACCACATTGATAGTTTCCACGAAACAATGTTCCTCTTGCTTGGAGGTACAGGAGTTGGATACTCTGTACAAAACCACCATGTAAAGCAAATGCCGCCAGTTAATCAACCTTATTCTAAAAGAACTAGAAGGTTTTTAATTGGTGATAGTATTGAAGGTTGGGCAGATGCAATTAAAGTTCTTATGAAGTCTTATATGGGCGACAAAAGAAGTTCTACTGTAGAGTTTGACTATTCAGATATTAGAGCTAAAGGCGCACAGCTAGTAACATCAGGTGGTAAAGCACCAGGACCTCAGCCATTAAAAGAATGTATATTAAAGATTAAAGGTATATTTGATGCTAAAGACGATGGTATGCCTTTGACAACAGTTGAAGCTCATGATATAGTGTGTCACATAGCTGACTCAGTACTAGCTGGTGGAATACGTAGAGCAGCTTTAATTAGTTTGTTTTCTGCTGAAGACAGCGAAATGATTAGTTGCAAGTCTGGAAGTTGGTGGGAAACAAATCCACAAAGAGGTAGAGCTAATAACTCCGCTGTTCTTATGAGACACAAAGTAACGCAAGGTTTTTTTATGGATCTTTGGAAACGTGTAGAGCTATCAGGATCAGGTGAGCCTGGTATATATCTTAATAACGATAAAGACTGGGGTACAAACCCTTGTTGTGAAATAGCATTAAGACCTTTTCAGTTTTGTAACTTATGTGAAGTAAATGCTAGTGATATAGAATCACAAGATGATTTAAACGAAAGAGTTAAGCATGCTAGCTTTATAGGTACACTACAGGCTGGTTATACTGACTTTCATTATTTAAGAGATGTATGGAAAGATACGACAGAGAAGGACGCGCTTATCGGTGTATCAATGACAGGGATCGCGAGTGCCGCTGTGCTGCCGTTGGATATGAAGGCCGCTGCAAGTATAGTAAAAAGAGAGAATACAAAAACAGCTAAAGCTATTGGTATTAATCCAGCTGCAAGATGTACAACCGTGAAGCCTGCTGGGACAACATCTCTGGCATTAGGAACTTCATCTGGTATTCATGCGTGGCATGCTGATTATTATACGCGTAGAATCAGAGTTGGTAAAAATGAGTCTATGTATAAATATTTATCTACTAACCACCCTGAGCTTATTGAAGATGAGTTTTTTAGACCTCATGACACTGCTGTAATTAGTATACCACAGAAAGCACCTGAAGGTTCTATACTAAGAGATGAATCACCTTTTGACTTGCTTGAACGTATAAAGAAAGTTGCTACTGAGTGGGTTAAGCCTGGTCACAGAAAAGGATCTAACACTCACAATGTTTCAGCTACTGTTAGCTTGAAACAAGAAGAGTGGGATCAAGCAGGGAGATGGATGTGGGAAAACAGAGACCACTATAATGGTTTGTCTGTACTACCTTATGACGGTGGGACTTATACTCAAGCACCATTTGAAGACATAAGCAAAGTACAATACGATATGGCTATGAATCATCTAAAAGATATTGATCTTAGTAAAATTGTAGAAACAGAAGACGAAACAGACCTTGCAGGAGAATTAGCTTGTGCAGGCGATAATTGTGAAATAAAATAAAATAAAAATATGTGTGGATTATGTCTAGGCGGTATTTGCGAATACTGTAACAGTTAAAATATAAAAAGGGGAAGTCGTAATGACCTCCCCTTTTTTGGTTACAGGAACTTTGGGTATGGTGCCCAGTTTTTTTTTGTTCCTATTTTATAGCAAATGGATTATTATCTTTCTTTTTTGTTATAGCAAATGGATTATTACTTTTATTTTTATTTACAGCAAAAGGACCTTTCTTTTTATCTTTTTTACTATCATCACCTTTATCTTGTAGTTGCCACTCTGGCCAACCTAATATCATTGCTACAGACATCCAAGCTTCTGTGTCTTCATCAAAAGCAGATATTAAATTATTAGTTTTACTTATAACCCTATCTAAAGGAACATTAGTAACTGCAGTTATAACTTTAGCACCTGACTCATATGCTGGATTATTCAAAGCAAAACCTTTTTCAAATACCTCTTCTCTTTTCTTTTTATTATCAAAAGGATAAGCAGCAGATTTAAATCTTCCTAATTTACTTTTTATAGCTGGTGAAAATTCTAATAATTTAATCCAAGCATCTACATATTCAGGTCTATCTTTTTGAGATCTTCTATATATATCTATACCTAAATTTTTAAGAACTTGAATAGTAACACCACCCACACCTAAACCTCTTAAACTAGAGTCTAACATACCATTAGCCGCATTAACTATTTTCTTTTGTTCATCGTCAGATATATCTGAATCTCCAAAACCTAAAGAAAACAAACCTTGTTGTAATGCATTAAACACCATATTTTGTATTGCCGCATAGTATATTATTCTTGATACTCTAACTCTATTACTTTGAGCTAAAGTTTTACCTGGCATAGCTCTTTTGTTTGCAATGTCTTGAACATCTCTCTTTTGCATACGAGCATATTGCATTGGAGTATTTACATATTGTAATATAACTCTACCTAAATCACTAGATTGCTGTGCTGATATTTTACTAGGGTCAGAAGATTGTTGTGATTTTTCTGATTCAGCTCTCCAGTCTATCAAAGCTTGTTTATTAGCTTCAGCTTCAGACATACCTTTGTTTCTCATTAAGTCTTTAACTCTATTTCTATAATAAGAAGCACCACCAAAAGCTATAGCAAAACTATCCGCGTATTTAGTAGGTGCATAACCTTTTTCAAGTATGTAACTTAAAACAGCTTTAGCTTTATTCTTAGATGTTTTAGCAGCGTTAGCTATTTCAGACTCTGATATATTAAGCTTTAACCCGTTACGTCTATCTTTTAAATAATCAGAATTAATTAATTGTTTAAAATCTTTCCAAAACTGAGGTTGATTAGCAAAAGCTTTACCTGCTTGAAAAGGATTATTAAAACTCCAGTTAACAAAGTTAGCTGCTGATATAGTTTGTAATAATGCTGATCTAGCATTTATAAACATAGTAACACCAGTAGAGTTGTTTATATAATCAAGAACTTGATTGCTTAATCTATTTCCTCCCGCTACTCTATTACTACCTTTTTTCATCCTAGATAAAGAGTTTTCTACAGCTTCTCTATACTTCTTACCATAAGCAGCTTCTAGTTTATTTAAATTGTCTTTACTAAAAACAACATCTACATTTTCGTTCCAAGTCTCTAAATACTTACCTCGCTTAGTAGTGTTAAGTATATCTACTAGATCTGTTGTTATAGTTCCATTAGCCCAACCTTCACCTGGTTTAGAATAACCATCACCTTTAGTTATAGATAATATTTCATCAGCAAATACTTTTAACTTAGGATCTTTTTCTACTATATCAGAAAGTTCTTTTAAATCTGTTTTAGAAAGCCCTGGTATTTTCTCTCCAACTTTGTTCCATAAATAAACTCTTACCGCTTGTTCATTAGTAAAGCCTGATTCTGTCTCTTTTTTTAAATCTTTAGGTACATCTAACTGTTTTTTCAAAGCTTTAAAATCAGACATAAGATTTACTCTCGATGTAGATAAGTTAGTCATTGCTCTAGTATAAGGATCAAGTAAAGCATCTTGATAAAACTTCATAGCTTTTTCACCTTTTCTGCCTTTAGGTAATGTAGTATAAAGTAAACCTAAAAAGTCTTCAGCTGAAGGTGGTATAAAGAATTTCTGCCCTTTCTTCTTGCCGCCTCTTACTTGAGCTTTAACATCTGAAAATATTTTTACAGCATCTATACCTGTTGACTGTTCTATTATCTCGTTAAATGTAGTGTTCATTTTCTCGCTAGTATTTAATCTAGCTTTTTGAACTTTTGATTTAACATCTATAACGTTTAGTGCTTTTTCAACTGGAGCTACTTGCTTTTTTCTAGGTTTAGTTATTTCAAAATCATAACTGCTTTTATCTGGTGTTATAAAATCATTGCTTTCCCATATATCTGTTTCCCAACCTAGTTTTTTAGCAACTCTATCCATTAACGTAGTGTATAGCTTAACTCTACTTGTTTCTGATTTAAGAGAAGAAAACTCAAGTCTTTTTATTTTAGGTGTTTTACCTACTACATCTAACAAGCCATTATAAACAGTTCTAATAACTTTAACAGCATCACCTGTTCCAGTCATATCTATTCTACCACCTAAGTTAAATTCCACATCAAAACTTCCTTTGCTGTCTCTAGCGTCTAAATTGAAATTATATTTTTTCTTACCTATATTAAAAGTAGTTTTTATGTTACCAGCTTTATCTGTTTTCCAATCTAACTCTTTTGTTTTCTTTTCACTAAAATTAATTTTATTTTCTTTAGCTAACTGAACTTTAGATTTAACATCAAGTTGTGACATTGCTGTTTTAACTGCTTTAACATTTTGAGGCGCATCATCTGCAAAATAGAAATCATTATAACCTTCTGCAGCTTTGTCTATTATCCAGTTAGCTTTAGCTTCACCATCAGACTTACCTAATCCAGTTATGTTCTCTAAAGGTATTTCAACACCCATAGCTTTCATAAATTCAAATATGGCTTGTTGAGATTCTGGTGCACGAGCAGTTAATATAAACAAATCTCTTTCACCTGGTGCTTCTTTAAGTTTCTTTATTAAATCAAATAACGGACCTTTTTTACCTTCAACAACTTTATTAAAGTCTGTAAAATCCATTTCATAACCTTGATCTATAAGTTCCATACCTTTTTCAGCAAACTCTTCTGCTGTGAGTTCTATTCTTTTACCTTCTCTTTCTGCAAATACTTTGCTATTTGTTTTAGCTACAGTATCGTCAAAATCAAATATTCTAATCTTTTTCTTAGGCATATTAGGACGATCAGCCATTTGCAAAGCTTTGTCTATAGTTCTAGCTTTTTTAACTAGCTCTTCAGTAGTCATCTTTTCACTAGTGTTCATGACACCTGGCTCATCAAGTATTTCTATGTTATTTTTTTTGACTCTTTTAAACTCTTTTTCGTACTCTATTTTTTGTATAGATCTTATTACATCTTCGGTAACTTTGTTTTTAGGAATATCTTTAAGAGCTTCTAATACTATTTTATTTCCATATTGATTTTGTAATAATTCTAAAACTGTTTTACCTTTATTAGGACCTCCTAAAATTATTTGATTAATAGCTGATCCATCTGCAAATGTATTAGCTAAGTAATTTTCTGAAGACATTTTACCTGCACCACCTCTAGCTGGATCATCTTTAAACCTTTGTGTCTCTCTTGATATTAAAGCTTGTTTAAATTGATCTGTTAAATTTCTTAATTGCTCTTTAAAACCTGTTTTGTTTTTACCTTTATATTTTTTTAATAAACCTATAAAATTTTGATTAGCAGCTAAAAGATCTGTTTGATGCTCATTGTGAGTTCTTCCTTTTACTTCTTGCTCAGTTGGTCTAGTTGTAGCACTTTCCATACTAGCCATTCCTTTAAATAAACCAGTAGCTGCGTTTGTTTGTTGTTGGAGAAAATTTGATATATCTTTTAAAGCAAGAGTTTTATCTTTAGATTTGAAATAATAATCTGACAAGCTTTCATAGGCCACATTTAACAGCTCGCTATTAGCTTCCATTGTTTTCTCATAACCATCAACAGAATTTCTAAGTTCTGGATGTGTTAAGTCATTTCTTATATCTCTAACAAAATTTTCTATATTGTAATTAGAATCTTTATTTAATTTATCTGCATATTCTTCTCCTAATTTTTTTATACCTTTTGTAGAGTAATCCCATTTAGGTTGCCAAGCGTATTTAATTTTTTCAAATCTTTTAGTAGGCTTAATAGCATCTTTAGCTTCTCTTTCTAAAAGTCTTTCTATTGCTTGAACATCACTGATAGATCTCGCTATTTTGCTTTGTTCACTTTTTGTGTAATTAAAATCAGGCTTATATTTTATAGGAACCTCAACTTTTACATTCTTACCATTAACATTTCTATCTTTTTTTACAGTTAAAGCCTCTACCTCAGCTTTAGTTGCTAATTGAGTTTTAGCTAAGACACTAGGAGTAATATTACCTTTAGAGTTCATTCTAGGTATACTAGTCATAGCATTACCAAAACCTAAGGTAGCAGCCAAAGAAGAAGTAATATCTTTAGATAAATTTTCTAATCCACCTAATTTTTTAACTATATTATCTACAAATTTATTTCCAAAATTTCTATAATTAGCTATATTTTCTGATGATAATTTTTCTTGAAGAGGAATATTCTCTATTTTATTAACTTTAGACCAGTTTCTCCACTTAAGTCCAGAATCTTCTATGTCTTTTAGTATTTCTTCTTTACTTAAATCAGGATTGTTTTCTACTATTTCATCAGCTAAAGCTTCGGTAGCTTTTTTATCTGATTTAATTATATTGTCAATAACTTTTTTATTAGATAAATCTATAGAATAAGCTTTACTTATTTCTTCTACAGCTTCTTTAGGTAATTTAAATATTGATTTAACAACTTCATTTTCTTTTTTATCAAGTTTTAAATCTTTTATATTTTTAGAATTAAATTCTAAATCAAAATTACTTCTTTTTAATTCAGTAGCTTTAGCTATCTTTTCAGACATAGATAACTTACTAGAAGAAGATTTAATATCTGCTATTAATTGTTTCTCAGCAGCTGTTTCTGCAGGAAGCTTAGTTCTTTTAGCTTGATTAGATACTGCCATAGTTTCTACTAGTGACATACCTTTAACAAGCTGAGCTATATTTCTATTGTACTTGCTTGGTAAATCATCAGTCTTTACATCTGCTAATATATCTTTTAAAACTTTATCTATAACCTCATTAGTTGGTTTTCTAAACTCTGGCTTTATCTTATAAACTTTTTGAACTTGACTTGTTTTACCTTTACCTCTACCGCTAGGGCTAGTCATTACTCCAGTAGGATCTACAAACTGCTCATAGAAATAATCATATATTCTGTCTGGTAATCTTATTCCTCTACCAACAACATCTGGAGACACTTGTATGTTCTCTCCTTTTACGTTTATAATTGATTGTGGAGTATTAACATTGTATTCAGGTAAAGATGCATTTAAAAATCTTCTTAAATTGTTTTTATCTTTAAAGTAATCTCTTAAAGATACAAAGTCTTTTGCATCTACAATACCTTTTTTACCTGCATCTAATTGTTTCGGAGTAATCTTTTTACCTTTTAAATCAATTATTTTTATTGTAGGTAGAACGTTTTTAGAAGGGTTACTAACTTTAGTTCCATCAGGTATATTAAACAATAATTCAGCTACTTTACCTAACTGTTCTTTAGGCGTACCGCCAAAACCTTTAATTCTAGCTTTTTCTAATTTCTCAGGATTAGATCTTAAGTCTTCAAATACCTCTATAATTTCTTTTTGTTTGGCTTTAGCTTCTTTACCTTCAAATACACTTACTAGTCTTTCTGTTTCTTTAATTTCAGATTCTTTATCAACTAAATCAGTCTCAGGAGTTTTTGTATCAGCTACCTCTACTGTTAAATCATCTATTCTAACATTTTCGTTAGGTTTAAATTTTTCTACATACTTAGGTAATATACGCTCTGCTATTTTATTCATGTAAGTACTAACTTCTGCTTTAGCAGGGTCATAGTTTCTAGTAAAACTGTCAAACTCTAAAACTAAAAGATCAGCTATACCTTCGGTAATTTTAGGATTTTTAGTATCAACAGGTACTTTTCTTTTACCTATACTAGCTATTCTTTTTAAAGCTGCTATACCACTAGCCGTGTACTGTTGTATTAACTTTCCAAGATCTTCTCTTGATATTTTATTTTCTTTATATTCTTTAGTTAAATCTTTCAAATTTTTTTCTGAAAGATTAATAGGAGTATCTCCTTCTTTTACAAGCTCTTTGTAGTTATCTAAAGCTTCTTTAACTTTGGCTTTACCTTCAGGTGTTTGTTCTACGCCTTTAGCAAAATAATCTACAACATCAGCGCCATTGTTTAATTTAGTAACTACATCTGCGTTCACGTTCTTAAACTCAACACCTTCTATTAAGCTGTTTAATTTACCTTCATTTTGTAGTTCTAAATATTCATTTATAAATTCTTTTTCTATTTGAATATTTCTCCCGCCTCTCTTTTTAAGCTCTATATAGTCAGGTCTTAACTTCATTTCAGCTTCAACCCTATTGTATATACCTACATCCTTAAGTCTTTGTATAAATGAATCTATATATTCTATATCTTGTCTCTTAATAGTCTCTCTAGCTGCATATAAATCACCCTCAGCACCTGCTAATTCTCTAGCTCTAGCCTCAACAGATCTTGCATCAAATTTATTTTCAAAAACCCCATGGAAAACTTCATGTTTCTCAGTAGAACCTTTAAATCCTTGGCCTATTTTATATGTTTTTCCTCCTGACTCAAATCTAAACACACCACCTTCTAACATGGCGTCTTTGTTTATTACAAAAGTAGGTTTACCATCTATAGTAGTTTGAAAACCATAACCTATTGAAGTAGACTTTTGTTCTTCGCCTAGCTCTGATTTTAATTCTACATATTTTTTATTTGATAATCTTTTTATATCAAAACCTTCTCCTACAACTTGATCTACGTAATCAGATGTCTCTTTAATTCTTTGCTTTGCATCTCCTCTTGATAGATCAATTAAAATTCTTTGTTTTTCTTGCTGTATTTTTATTTGTTTTTCTGCTTGCTCAGTTTTAAATTTAAAAGCTGTTTCACTTAAGTTTTTACTATCGTACTGTTTCTTTAAATTTTCTTTTATGCCATTGTTTTGCATTTCTACAATACCACTTTCTATGTAAGATTCAAAGTTTTTACTATCTGTTGCAAAAAATTCTTGAGCTTCGTTGTATGAAGTTTCAGCATGCTTAACTAAATTGGTTGCAGTTACCTCATCAAAGCCTAAGCCTTGAAGTTCTAATATAGGAGTAGCTCCACCATTAGCAAATCCAGCGTCTGTTAAGTTTTTAATATCTTTTGCATCTACACTATTACCAGCTTTTATAGAATTTAAAGTTAACTGTAAGTTCTTGTAAGTTTGGTTCCAATTTAATTTACCATCAGCACTTGCAAGTTCAGAGTCTAAAACTCTTTTTATACCTAATCTTTTGCCTAAAGCCTTTGTTTGAGCTATCTGATCTCTAGCTTGTTCTGGCGTTAATTCCGCATTAGTAGATATTTCATTAAGCTTTTTGTCAACAGCTTCTCTTATTTCAAAGAAAGACCAACTAGTTCTTCCGCCTTTTTTAGAACCTCTAGCTTCTAGTCCTATTTCCGATGCTAGTCTATTCCATTCAGGCATGTTTGTTTTGAGTTTAAGCATATCATACTCAAAATTCTTAACAGCATTAACCTTCATCTGACTTGGATGAGCAGCTGACATAAACATTAAAGCACCATATGTCTCTAAAAAGCTATCGGCATCTGTTATATGGTGCCAAAGCTCACTCATATCCATATCAGCCTTACCAAATCCTAAATTCTCTTTTACTATATCAGCAACACCTGAGGTAAATTCTCCTGACTTTATAGCACCAGCACTAAGAGCTGGTCTAGCAACAAACTTAACTGCTCCACCAAGTGTAGATCCACCAGGCATTCTATTAAAGAAGTTAACAACATTACCAAGATATTTATTATTTTTAGCTGTAATAGCTAATCCTCCTTTTATTACTTCACCTAACCAATTAGTACCTAAATGACCTAGTTGAGAACCTACAGCAAAAGGTATTACAGGCATTTTTTCAGATCCTGTAAGATTGCTACCTATAGTATTACTACCTACTAAACCAGCTGACTCTTGAAAAGTACCAACTGAAAATTGCGCAAATCTAGTAGCAGCTCCTTCACTCATACCTAGTCTAGTAGTATTTGCAACTATTAAATCTGCTGCTCCAGCTGTTATTTTAGGTAGATTAAGTACTCCACCTATTATACCCATACTAAAATAAACTTCAGCACCCATTTTAGCAAAACCAGGCATTTGAGCTAAAAGCTTTTCTTCAGAAAAATACTCTTCATTAGGCTGCTTTACATAGATCTCACCTGGCAAACCCATTTTTGCAATTTCTTTTTCTTTAGCTTCTATACCTAAATCATCTTGAAAAGCATATAGCAAAGTGTTTTGCATTTCATTTATACCTAAAGTTTCAAATCCAAAAACATTTTTAGTTTCTTTACCTAGTATGTCAAAACCTTCTTGCCTTTTGACCTTAGTTAAATCTGTGTTTAAACCTATAGCTGTCTGTATTGTTTGTAATTTTTTTAAAGCTTTATTATAGTCGTTAACTAATTTATTTCCACCTCTAGGTAGAAAACTTAAATCTTCAGGGATAACACCTGTATTAGCTATTTGCTCTAAGTTTTTAAAATCATCTTTCAAAGACTTGTCACCATCTTCAGCCGGAATGCCTATGTTCATTAAAAACTCATTAGCTTTTTGAGTAGGTAAAGCTTGATCCATTATACCTTCTGACCCTTTAGCATACAGTAATTTTGCAAAAGAAGCTACGTCATTGGCAGCAGAGTTATAAAGTTCAAATAGTTGATCAATACCAGTATTAGTATAAGCCTCTAACTCTTGCTTAGTTTCATCAATAACTTTTTTAACTTCTTCAGGTTTCAGACTTGATGGTAAGAATTGATTTAAAAACGAGTTGTTATTGTATTCTGATTTTTTAGTTCTTATAAGATTACCATCTTCATCTATTAAGTTTTTTACATTACCAAACTTTTCTTTTAATATTTTATTTTTTTCTTCTTGAGTAGAAGCTAATGACCATCTATTGTAAAGTTCTTCTCCTAAAAAATTTTTAGCTTGAGCATCAGAAGTTTTAATCATGTTTTCAACTTCTAAACCTCTCACTTTGTTTTCTAATTCTTCTGGTTTTAAATTGTTATTATCTTGCTTTACTATATTACTAAAAAAATTAAATCTATTTTGTTCAACTTCTTCTGTTTGCGCTTTAGCAAAAAGTGGTATTATTTTTTCATCATCATTTAAAGCTTCATCAACAAGGTCATTGTAGCTAGTTATAGGACTATAATTACCAGCGCTAGTAAATGGATTATTAGCCGCCTGATCTGACAGTAAACCAGTTGCTCCTTCTGGAAACTCAGGTAAATTTTTTACACCTAGATTTCTTAATTGATTAACATTTTCTACTGTAAAATTGTTAGTAACTAAAGCATTACTTATATCTGGTTGGTTTAAAACATCTAAAGTTTTTTCTTCTTCAATAGATCTTTCTTTTTGAGTTTCACTATTTATCCAACTTTGAAAATTAGGTGAATTAATAACTGACATTGTAGGTAAATCTACTAACTTGTTATCTTCAACAATGCTTTTCATTAAATCAGCATTAATATCATCAAAAGATATAGGCTCAGGTTCATCTACTATTATTGTCTCGTCTAACTTAAAGTTCTTAGCACTTTCGGCTATTTTATTAATTTTATTTACTTCAGCTTGTTTTTTAAAGTTATTTGGAGTTAAAGGTTCTTTTTCTTCTACTTCAATAGTCTCTTCTACTTCACCACCTTTTAGTTTCATACCTTTAGAAGAAATAAATTCTTCAAAAGTTACTTTATCTCTAGTTGCTGCTGCGTTTATTTCAGCAACAGAGTATTCATATAGACCATCTGCTGATAAATATATTTCTTCCATATTTAATTTAATTAAAGACTAGGTTTTAAATTTAACGCTTTCATTTCAGTAGAACTATTAAATATACCTTGCTCATAATCATCTACACCTAGCAAATTCCACATTGTTTGTTTGCCATAATCGTCTAACCCTCCATTAGGATTAAATTCAAAATATTCTGGCTTAGTTACTATATCATAGTTTTGAGGATTTTTCTTATTAAATTCATAAACAAATTCATCTTGCATATTACCGAAAGAAGTACCTGGAAATAACTCTTTTATTTCTTTACCAGTCATTACATCAAAACCACCTTTAGTATTTATTCCAAAAGCTTCAGGGCTATTTTTTATTGTTGCAACTACGCCATTAAAACCATTATATTGACCACCTACTATTGATTGATTAATTTTATTATCCCATAAATTTTTATAATCTTTTTTTAATTGTGTTCTACCACTAGGAGTATAGTCTGATTTACCAGTTGTCTTGTTAGTTACTTTATAATAATCATCTAGTTCTTTAATACTAACAACTGTTTCACTTTTATTACCAATTATTCTTTCGGCTAATTTGGCCATGCCATCCGCGGCAAGATTTCTCATTTCACCTTGAACTTTTTTATAGTCATCAACTGTAAACTTACCATCATTAGGTGTTGGGTCAAGAGCGCCTTCTGTATCCTGATAAGTAGCATTTAATTTTTTTAAAGCAACATCAACGTTTTTATTGTTAAAAGTACTCCAACTTATATCTTTAAGTGGACTATCTCCTAAATAACCATTTATTTCTAGTTGATCCCACGTTTTATTAAAATTACTAGCTGTAGTTTTACCTACTAATATTTGTTTATTATTAGGATCGCTAGTTAAATTTTCATATATATTTACTGGTCCTTCTGATTGTACAATAGTTTTTTTGTTTTCTCCTCTGTTGTATTTACTTTCTACTTTTTTCACACCCTCCGTAAGTCCAGGTATTTTTGTTAATTCAGATTCAAATGATTTAAACCAATCACTACCTCTTTCATTTATAACTTCACTTTGTTGTATGACTTGCTGCTCTGAAGTTTCACCAGTTCTTAATAAAGCATTGTTAAATGCAGATGCATTTATGTCAACTTCTTTATCAAATTCGTTTAGACCCTTAGCGCTAATATTAACTTGGCCATTATCGTCATTGCTTATTTTTAAATCTTTAAACTGTCCAGTTCCTAATACAGATTGAAAATTCCAATATTTAGTCTGCTGTTGAGCTTCTCTAGTTAGTCTGTTTACTGCAGAGCCACTTGCAACTGCATTAGTGTGTCGCGCAGGTATATTCGTGTTGTTACCAACTTGAAGTACGGTTGTAGCTATAGAATTTATATTTTCTTTTCCTCTAACTAAAGCAGCTGTATATAAATCTCTATCTTCTTGAGTAGCGCCAGGTTTTATTGAATTACCATATAAAATACCTATTTCTCTAGCTTGTTCACTTACATAAGCAGTAGACTGAACTTTCATTTGACCTGCAGCGTTTTGCGTTTGGGTAGCATAACTTTCTATAAGTTCATTTGCTTTTGCTGAACCTAACATTAAAGCTTTTTCAGTTTCTTTTCTTTGCTGAGTTTGAATTTTAGCAATATTTGCTAAATTTGACAAAGAAGATTGTGTTACTATATTTATATTTTGAACAGCTCTATTTGTGAAAGATTGATCTGGTTTTAAATTTACTTGTCTTTGACTCATGTTTTTATTTTTAATTTATTTTCCATAACCACCATCGGCTGTAAAAGCACCACCTGAACTTAAACCAGAACCCAAAGCGCTAGTAGTTCCACTTATTCCAGCCATTAATGCCGCATCACCAGCATCTTCTAATCCTAACTGTCTAGATCTTAAAAAGTCAACCTCACCATAAGCTCTATCTAATTCTGCTTGTGTTCTAGCATCTTCACCTGCTGCAGCTCTTTCTTCGGCTGAAATTGCTTGTGATTCTATATTCATTAAAGCTTGAGATTTTTGTTGCTCACCTTGAGCTCTTAATTTTTGGTTTTGAGCTTCTTGTTGTTCTATGTTAGCTGATACACCTTGCTTAGATTTTAATGCAGCTTGAGCTAAAGCTGTAGCACCACCAGCTCCAGCACCACTAGCTCTTATAGTGTCTAAAGTATTTGCTAAAGCTATATCAGCTTCTTCGGCTTGCATCTCTGCAGCTTGTGTAGCAACGCCTAAATTAGCATATGGATTACTAACTAAATCTTTCATAGCTCTTATTTTATCAGAGCCATCATAAACATCAGCTCTATTATTCATAATAGATGTTACAACTCCATTAGCAGACGAAATGTCATTTTCCATTGAGTTTGCTTTGTTGTCCATGACTGCTTTTTGTATTCCTCCAATTATAAGAGGAGCTGCTACTATTAATAGTGGTACTGGCATATTTTTCTTATTTAATTGTTAATATTTTAAGATGATTTTACAACTCTACTGCCTACAGAGAAAAGCTCTTTAGGACCATTTATATCTGTTGTGTCATCTGTTTCTAGTGTAACGGTTAAAAAATAACCTTTAACACCACTAATCTTGTTGCCAAAAATTACTTCTCTAGGCATAACGCTGCTATTATTTATTAAATTAGCTACGTATAAATTTTCTTTTCTACTAAAACCAGCTCTTTGTGGCTGCCCTGTTAAAGGGTCTGTGTATAGACCTTCGTCATAACTTTTTATTAAATTTGTACTGTCGTTATAGAAAGCATTATTATCAGATCCTGTCTCGTCTGAAATTATTGCACTAGCCTTCCAACCACTATAACCTTCATAGTTTATAGTTGAAAAAACTTTTTGTAAAGAAGGATTTGCATTAAAAACAAACTCTACCTTACTAGATGATTGAACATTATAAAAAGTATTTCTAGCTTGATTATTGTAATGCCTATAAAGATCTAAATTATTAAAAGTATAATATATATTTTTTAAACTATTTATTTGAGTTGGTTTGTAAGTAAAGAAACTTACCCATCCTTTTGTTGAATCATCAAAATTTAAAGTTTCATAGCCGTAATCTGTACTTGGATTAGGGTTTGCTCTTTGTATTGATAATACATAGTTTTTATTATGAGAATCCCAACCACCTAAAATTTTATCTTTAACAGCCATTGAAGCAGTTATAGAAGTTGTAGGAGTATTTATAGTATTATTGCAAGTTATAGTACTAGTGCTTGAGTTTATATTTGTTAAATAAAGAACTTGAGCTGTGTTAAAAACTAATTGCATACCTAATGTTAAATTAGAAACATCACTTACAACTGCTGTTGATCCGCTAACGCTTGTAACATTTATTAACACAGTAAAAGTAGTAGGTTTATTATTTACTTGTCCTAATTTATCTCTAAAAAAATCAGACATACCAAAGCTTGATATTTCACTTAAACCATCTCTTGACAGTCTCATTATTGCGCCCCTGTTTACATCTGAAAAATATCTTCTAAAGCCATAATAAGCAAAAGACTCTGGCTGATCACTTATGCCATAGTCACCTTCATAAGGTACTATTGTTCCTATAACGGTATTTACAGCTACAACACTAGAAGTTCCTGTCTGAGTATATAAAGCATCTTTATCAATTAAAGCTCTGCTTACTCTACTCTGTTGAAAAACTGTTAAGTCAGTATCTCTAGCATGTATAAACTGTATGTTGCCATATCTAGGATCTAAGCTTCTTGTAATATTATCAGCTACTGAAAAAACATTAGTATTATTAACATCTGTACTTGAATTAAATAATCCTGAATATATTAAACTACTTTGTAAAACTTTTTCGTCATCATTACTTTCAGATAAATAAGCTCTAGGACCTAACTCAGTTGAAGTGTTATTAAAGCCGCCTCTTATTCTAGATTCTTCTACATACCACTCATAAGGAAAAGAATTTATACTACTTGCTAACAAAGGGAAAGTTGGAAAACCACTTGGATTCCAAGGCAGCGAAGGCCACAAACCATTAGATTCATAACTTGTGCTACTTTGTAGCTTACCTACGTCTTTTAATAAAAAAGAATTAAAATAACTTACTTCAATTACTGCTCCCATAATATAATCACTTGTTTTTTATAATATTTATATAACACAAAATAAATACGGACATTTATACTGGTGCTATTATTTTTTCGTTTTGTACTGTAGAATTACTAACGTAAAAGTATATATACAATGTATTACTCAATGAATTAGACAAACCTCCAGCATCTGATACTTTCATTGTAGCTCTATATAAAGTATGGTTTATATTAGTAGGAAGAGATGCTGCCGGTGGCGTTACATTACCTAAATAAGGTCTTGGTGGTGAAAATACATTAGCCACTGCTGCATAATAAGTTTGTCCACTACCCGGGAATTGAGTTCTTTGATAATCATATGTATTAACTCCTTGTGGCATCAATGGAGCTGTTGAACCTGAACCTTGACCTAGAGCGGTCATATTATATATAGGGTTATTGGTGTTAGAACTTGATTGGTTAATATTAGCTGGATAAGCAGCGTAAACATTATTTAATTCAGAATACCAATGTGCTAAACCTCTTAATCTATGTATAAGAGTTTCTTGTATAGAATTATTTTCTTGACCAGGTATACTACTTAGTGGACTCGCTGTACCTAGAGATAAGTCACTAGCTTTTACTAATCTTAAAAATCCATTGTCGCTTATTATATTTGCAGGAGTGCTTGGTGTTCCTGATACAAATATTTGTCCAGAAATAAGTACGTTTTGACCCCAAGTAGCACCACCACCACCATTAGTAGGTATTTCTGCTTTTGCAAGACTATTAGAACCATAAGGTTGAGTTTGGTTTTTTAATTGACCTTGCCAAGCTGTAGGTGATGCGTATAAACCGCTGTTAGGTGCTAAGTTCTTTAAAGACTCCCAAGCAGGCTCACTTTGATTTGTGCCATTTATTCTACCTGTCCACCAAAATTCTAAATCTAAAGGTTCCCAAACTGTTTCTTGTTTTATTAAATAAGCTGTTCCACCTGCTCCAGTAGCATAACTACCATTAAAAGCATTTAAAGAAACAACATAGTTCCATCCACCGCCTGCACCACCGCTAGATATAAATGTATAAGCTTCCATAGATGGTAACGGATCTAGATATGTTCCTCTATGTGTAGATCTATTTATATCTAATGATTGACCTGGAAAAGCAGCATTAAAAGGTGATTGCCTAGATGGATCGTTCGCAGGTACTGGATTAGCAGTTACGTCAGTTTGCCAATCTGAAAAAGGCCAACCAACGCTAACTCCTCCATAATATGCGCCTCCTGTACTAGCTGGTGGACCTAACGAACCACCATTATCTGACCAACCTGGAGCTGTATTAATCATTAAGTTTGGTGGATTAACAGTTATATTAGATGAAATAGTGTTACTACTTCCATCTACGTTGCTAACCACAAAGTTGAAAGTATAATTATCTACAGTAGGACTATTATTCACAAATACGTTATACTTATCTGCTTTTACTTTTAATCTAAAACTATTATTAGCATTATCTCTTTCAACTTCAAATAAATCTACATTAGCTCCATTACCATCAACAACACTAGATATTGAAACTAAAGTATTAGGGTTATTTAATATAGTTGGTCCATTTGATAATGGCCTAAAACTATTGCTAACAAATTGCAAAGGAGGAGAAGACTCGTTGTAATTAAAAAACAAATCTTGTAAACCAATAGGAGTTGTTATATCTCCATTTAATATAGCTGTATTTAATGATGATATTTTGCCTGAAGTAGAAGTTTCAAAGTATATATCTAAATTAGAAGAAACAGGAGAAGTTTCATATACACTTAAAGGAGGTTTTTTATACCATAAAACATTAGCTGCACCAGTTCCCCACGGCGTACCGTCGTTACCAGTTAAGCTTAAACCACCACCTCCGGGTAAACCTATAGCTTTACTTGTAGATATTCTACCTATTAATGTATCTCCACCGCCTCCAAAAGGAACTAACAGTGATGGTTCTGCTGCTCCATCGCTTTTTCCATTGCCAGGGACATTGTAAAAAGGACTTAAAGAATTAGGGTTTATAATTGTGCTTGTTGCACTTGTATTAATAAAGCTTATCCATTCAATACCTGCTGTGTCTCCTCCATCAACACCTGGATTTGTTTTGTTATAATTTAAATCATTATACGTGCCAATTAGGTTAACAGTGTCGGCTTGTTTATTAGGGTAAAATTGAGAAGAAGCTCCATATATGTCACTATTTACTCTTCCAAATAAATCTACATCAGAAGCAAATTGTCTTTGTTCAGGCCCTACATCTTGCAATTCTCTAGGAACTTTATTTATATTGTCTCCTAGTAGAACAACATTAGCCACTGCCTGTGAAGTTACATTATTATTAACTACATCTATTTGAGGATAATTATTTAAAATACCAGGTAAATAAACATTATAATAATCTTGTTCTTGTTGTTTGACAACTATTTTGAAAGTGTACCAACCTAATGGATTTGATTGATCACTCTTATATAAGCCTAAATAGCCTAATGAAGAATCGGTTTCTGGTATTACATTTGTAAATAAACATTTTATAGAATCACCTGGCCATATTGCACTTATTGAAGGTCTAAGTGGTTGTCCGCTCGTTCTGTAATTGTGAAAAACTGTAGAACCTTGAAAACCTACTGTTCCGTTAAAAACATCATTAGATGATAATATAACATCTGATTGTCTACCATATCTATCTACTAATATTATACCAACTTGATAAGTTCTATTTTGCTTTACAGTATGGTTAGGATATTCTTGTCTGTATACTGCAGGAGTAAATATTTCTAAACCACCTCCACCTGTTTGATTTTCATATTTTTCATCAATAGAAACGTTGTAAGGTAATACTTCTGGTCTTCCAGCTGTTTGAACTATATTACCATATATTATTCTATTACCTGAAGTTTCTTGCGTTTTAGCTCTTAAAGGGACTTTGTCAGATACTCTAGTTATGTCTGACTCTGGTAAAGTTCTTATAGGTTTTCTAGAAACATACTTGTAAGGAAATACACTAACATTTAAAGATCCAAAATCAGCTATAGTTAAAACATCTAATACTTTAAAAGAAGTTTGAGACGCAGATTTCCACAATAATTCTACAGATCTTATTTTTAATAAATTATTAACCTCACTCCAGTTCATCTGCGTTTGATCTACTTTATCTGGAGCTGGTATTTGAAATTCTATTTGATTTACTAAATTCTCCATTATAACTGCTAAAGTACTTTGGTAAGTATCTATAAAATCAGAACCTAAAAAATAACCCCATTGAACTGGTATAAAAGCAGATTGAGTAAAAGGACTTATTAAAGAGTATTCATTATCATCAAATTGAAATCTATAAGCGAATTTAACAAATTCTTCTCTTAAAACATCTTGATCACCTTGATAGTTAGGATCAAAATGAGGATTTGCACCTATGACTATTTGAGTTGAAGTGCTAGCTAAACTAACAGTATTACTAAGGCTTATGTAGTTTGCACTAGCGCTAGTTACAACAGTATTATCAGGTACGTTAGAACCAAAACCAGTTGGATCTATAACTCTTATAGTAGCTCCAGTCCATTTTTGATTTAAAGTTCCAACTACATTCGCAAGTAGTATACTAGTTCCAGGAGAGTAAGACCCAATAGCAGCAGGATTAGCAGTTACTGTAGCTGGTAAATCTTGAGTAACAACGTCTTTCATAGTTCCGACTATGCCACCTGTTAATTTTATAGTAGCATTAGATCCAGCTGATTCATTTTCAACTTCAAGAATATCTCCAACTTGATAACCACTTCCTTGAGTAGTAATTACAACATCAGCTAAACTGCCTGCAACACCAACAGTGCCATCACTCACATAAGCACTAACTATCATACCGGTTCCACTACCTTGTAGAGTGTCTAAATTAGTTATGAGCGTCCAAGGAGTAGTAACAGGTGCCCAACCAGTTCCTCCAGATATAATAATAGCTGAGAAAGCTTCATTTTTATACAAGTCTATAGATTTGTAAGGGTAATATTTTGCTACAGATATTTGATCTTCATTAGTATAATAAGGGTTGTTATAATTTCCAACACTCAAGTCATAAGGTGCTGCTATTGCTCTATCAATGTTTATTTTTCTAGGTTGATTTCTATTATCTGTCCAAAAAAATTGATTTTCAATTAAGTTTATTCCACTAACAGGGTGAGTTTTAGAAAGGTTTAACCAAGTTCCAAAAAGCAATATACTAGTACTGTTAGTAGGAAGATCATATTGAACTAAAGCACAACACACTCCTTGGCCGGTAGAAACGCTATAAGTAGGATAAGCAGCGCAATTATTAGTAAGTCTAGTTAAAGAGCTGTCGTGATAATTAGTTATAAAAGCATATATTTTTTCATTATTATTATCGTAATAACTTCCGATAACTTCACCACCTGAACTTAACAATCCAAAATCGGTGATTTTAGTATTGCCTAATATGTTTTCAATAGCACCAACGTCGTCGCCTTCCGATTTGTTAATATTAATATTTTGAGCTTCTCTATACTCACCGTTAGGCAAAAGTCTAGCATCTAGATCTTTGTTCATTCTAGACTTTAAAAAAGTATTTTTAATCTCTGCCATAATTAATGTTTAATCCATTTAGATTTTCCACGCATTACTTGTGTGAATTCTGATAGTTTAATATTTGATAATCTTATTTTAGCATTTCTTAGCTTTGTAGCTCTGTCTTTTTTGTATCTTTGAACAACATATTCTGGGATGTTATTTCTTGTGGCAGTTATAGAGTATAACATGTGAGAATATAACGCATCCTCGGCCATCTTAGGTACCTTAGTATCATCACCATAAGCTAATCCATCTGATATATATTCTAAAGTTATTAATTTACCTTGTAGATCGCCACTAAAAGCAAAAGCGCCTCTTCTGTCGTCTATAGTAAACCAACCGTTTTGTTGAGATATTTCTGGCTGCATACCATATCTTTGTCCATATGCTGTTTTCCACCAATTCCAATTATATACGTTCGCGTCAGTGGATTCAAAATTAGTGCCTGTTAAATTTCTTTGGTTTGCATTTCTCCAATTTTCATTAGTTATAGACTGCTGAGATTCTAAGTTATTACCAAAGTCATCTTGAGTTGGTATACCTTGATTATCTTGAATTAAAGGTGCAGTTGGATTTGTAGTAAGAGTAGTTGGGTATATAATATGTTTTATACCCATATTGTCTATGTGTGACAACTGTACGTAGTTTACGTAGTCTTGAGGTAGAGGTAAAGATAAATTAGCAGGTATTGTTAATTCTTGTATGTTTACAGATTTTAAAGTGTCGTAACTAAATTCTTGTAACCCTCTCTTTGCATGAAATATAACTTCTGATCTTTTAGCTCTTAATATAGTTCTATCAGTACCTACATAAGATAACATAAAATTAGCTACTATGTCTTTTAAGGTGTTGTATTGATAACTTTGATAATTATCCCATATTGTAGTTTGTTGTAGTCTTATAGTAAGTAAAGAACCAACTGTTACAGGAGCTGCATAATTAACAGTTACAGTTTGAGCAGCTGTAGCTGGATCATTAGAATTAGTTAAAGTAGTAGTCACAGAATCACTAGTATATCCGCCAACAGTTGGAACCATTAAAACATTGTCTATATATACGTCATAATTATTAATAGCTTGAGGAGTAGCTGCAACAGGTGCATCTGTCCATATTAAAGGAGCTAGTTCAGTAGGCCAAGGATAAGTTGCTCCACTAGCACCTAGAACGTAAGATTTTTCTCCTGTGTAATATTCAGAATTATTTTGAGTAACAAGCCCTGGGCTCTCGTAATTAGTTGATGTTGCCATGTTTTATCTTTTTTCGTTAGCTTCGTTTTGAACTAGTTCTTGTTGAGCCGCTTGTACTATTTGAGGATCTCTTATTATTATTCCAGAATATTTTAATATTTCTAAAATAACAGTTGTTTGATTAGACGAATCTATTTCAAACTGAGTAGAACCAGCTGTAGCTTCGTCAGTATTACTAGGATAAGTTGGTGGATCATAAGCTTTGCTATCATACAAATATTGTCCTAAGTTTCCTATATTAAAACCCCATCTAACATCTTTTGGTTTTCTTATATAGTTAAACTTAACATCGTTATTGTTAACTGCTCTTGCTGGGTTAAATGTAGTTACTTTTGGATATACTTCAACTTTGTCATTTTTCAATATACCTATTGGAAAGCTTTTGCTAGGTTGAGTAAGTGGAGACATTAGTTGTTGTTTGTATTCTTTTCTACCAACTAATTCTATTTGAGGAGTTCCTGGAACAGCATTGAAATATACAGAACCTAATCTATAAACTCCCGAAGTTAAAGAGTTTACTGTAATTTTAGCATCTCCACCACCGCCTGATATTGTTATCTCATCACCAACCTTATAGCCTGACCCAGTAGATCCAATTGTAAAACTTGTAACAGCACCGCCAGTAACTGTAGTATTAACTTTACATCCTGTGCCTGAACCACCAGTTGTAGCTTGAGCTACAGTAGACGTACTATACCCAGTGCCACCAGTACTTACAGTTCCAGTTAAAACTCCACCTTGTAATGGTACTGTATAAATGTTGTCAGTAACAGAGCTTGATGCAGATTCGTACTCTTCAAACACTTGTATCTCTTCTTCTATGTGAGCTATTCTACTAGCAAATTCTTCATCTGTTTTTGGCATTCGTAAATACTGGTTAAGATCTTGAAAAAATCCCTCAAATATTTCTAGTTGTACTTGTGTAGCAACTTTATTAAATTCATCTGGTGTCATATATCCTCTTTGTTCTTTATTAAGAATACTTAACACTGTAGTATAAACTGTATTTACGTTTAATTCCATATTTGTTTATTTAAAAAAAAAAGGTGGCGTAAACCACCCTTATTTATAATCACTTGTTATTTTAGTTTTTTCTGTATAGACTTATATATCTCAAGTCCTTCATCAGTTTTAAACCAAGCAGCCATTGCTGAATAAGCGTTTTCTTCAAATGGAGCAGTCATTAGCTTTTTGCCATTGCTTTTCCATTTAACAGTTCTGCCATCATTAGCTATTTCTATAATACCGGCTTCAGTTGCTTTTATAGCAAAATTTCTAAGCTCTACATTTTCGTCATTAGCTAACTCTATAAGAAGTTTAGGATTTCTTTTAGCAAATAATAAAAGATCTCTTTTGAGTTCTTTAGAACTCATTGTAGTAACACTAGAACCAACTTCAACTCTTAGTATAGCTTCAGCTTTATCTACGTCCATTTCATAAGCAGTATTCATAGCAGCTATTTCCATTTCTAAATAATCATATTGATCTTCTGCTTCTACAACTTGGTCATACTCTTCAAATATTAAATTGTTGTGAGGATGCTTGCTTAAAAACTCTTGTAAATTCTTTTTTTCTTTAGGTACAAATAAAGCACCTTCTTCAAATACAATATGTTTTAATGTAACTGAACCTTGTTGTTCGTCTACAAATATTGATTTTTGATTAGTAGCATATCTTAATTCTCTTTCATAACCTTTTTCTGGATCAAACCATACTAAAGAGTATCTATTTGAATGTCTACTAGGTAATGTATAAGTTAAAGGTTGTTTACCTTTTAAATAGTAAGTTCTATTTTTATACTCCCACTTTACTTCAGGAGTCTTTTTTTCTTTTGTTTCCATAATATAATATAATATAATAATTAAAAAAGATCCTGCCGAAACAGGATCTTATTATTGTTTTAACTTAATTGAACGCTAAGTATTTTAGCATCGCCTATAAATTTAACCGCTGGAACAGAGTTTTCTGCTTCAGAAGCTTTGGCAACTGCTTGTGCAATACCTGCAACAATTCTTTGTGAGCTAAGCGCCACAGTGTCATCTAGTGTTACTAAAAACTTAGTAACTACACCTGCACCTACGCCGGTAGTAGCATTAACTTGCTTCAACTGAATTTCACAAGTACCATTAGTACCTATTGCCGCTGCAGTACCTTTTTTAATAACTCCTACATTATCAATAGGAATCATCATAAAAGGTCTAGTTATAGTACCACCTAGTAAATCATCAGCTAATAAAGTATAGACAATATCAGCACTCCATCTTGAAGTAGCACCAGTTGTAACTGCTGCAAGTGTAATAGTGTCTCCTACTTTGTAGTCGTCACCACCATCAACAGTAGTTAGTATAACACCACCTATTGTTGTTTGGCCATTGTTATTCACACTTATAGTTGCTCCTAATCCACTACCACTACTAGAGGCAATAGAAACAGTAGTAACACCTGTTTGTGATAGTGTTCCACCACCAGTTGCAGTTCCGTTAAGATTACCTGAAGGATCTAAAGGCACACCAACAACAGCATTGTCAACTAATGGGAATTTTATAAAATTACTCATATCTTCTTAGTTTTCGTTATCAGCTGCGTTCTGTGATTTCATTTGAACGTCAGTTACTTGATAGTTAATTAAAGTTGCGAGGCTTGCGTCTCGAGCACCTATCAAAGCAAACTCAGGTGTTGAACTTGGGTTTTGATTTGCACTTATTATCATGTTTCTTAAGTTTTCTATATCTTGATCTGTAACAACAGAAGCCGCATCTTGGGTTCTGTAATCTATAGACGCTCTTAAAAAATCTGTAGCAACAGCACCTTCAATAGTGTAATACAAATGTATTACAGTATAAGTTGCTCCTGATCCAATAGCTTTTTCCACTTCGTAAATATCTTCCGCGTTTATAACTGTAAACAGAGGTTGAACATTACTTACTCCTGATCCTGCTAAGGGGAGTTTAATCATATTTGGCATAATTTTTATTATTTAAAGATTAATAAAGAGAGTGACAAAAGCCACTCTCATTATATAATTATTAAGCTCCTTTAAACAATACAAAATTGTTTGCAGCTTGTGTTACTAAACATCTTTCAGATAAGAAACTTACAGTCATTGCGTCTAAAGTGTCAGTGTAAGCACCACCTACAGAACCTGTAATCCAAGACTTATATCTTCGATCTTCAGTTTCAGAAGCTCTATATCTTACATGCAAGAAAGGACGTCTGATGTTCTGACCTAACATTTGGTCATAAACTGTAGTTGTTCCAGCAGGAACCATTACACCATCAATTTCCTTATCCATACCTCTAGTTGAAGCATCATTTAGATATTTCCAATCAGTTTTGTAGAAGTCATAAGAACCTCTTCTAAAACCTGAAAATCCAAAGTTTAATGCCATGTCTCCGTCGTTATCGAATAAACCATAACCAGCAGACTGAGTAGAAGCATAACTTGATCCAGCCATAGCACCAACCATATCATCAAAGTCAAGAGCCGTAGATCTTGATAAGAATAACATGTTTTCTTCAATAGCACCTTGCTTGTCTAAGTTTTTAAGGATTTCATCAAAATCACCTAAAGCACCTGAACCAGGAGCAGCAGCACCAGCAAAGCCAGAATATACATTACCTCTTGATTCAATAGCAGCGAATAAACCTTCAGAACCTTTAACTTCTTGAGTCGTGCTAGCAGGACCAAAATCGTAAGGTACATTAGAATCAGTAGGATTGCTTGGCCTCATAAACTCAGCTTCAACCATACTCATTTCTAAGTAATCATCAAATCTTAATCTTGTTTCAGATTCAGACTTTAGGTACCATAAGTATCCAGATTGCCCTTCTTCTGTAGAAACTTCAACCCAACCAATCTGAGCAGTGTCAGAACCGTTAATTTTAAAGTTATCTTTTAAGATCATTGGAGAATTAGAAAACTGAGTAAAAGATGGCTCAATAGAACCTTCCATACCAACTGTCCCTTTTCCAAAGTCAGAACCGTAAACAAATACATTACAATTTCCAACTCCTAAAAGTCCAGCAGGTACACCTTGTCCAGCTCCATTAAAAATTCCTCCATAAACAGCTAAACTACAAGTAGTTTTAGCAGTGTTAACAGCTTGTACAAGAGCTTTAGCAACGATTAATCCAGTAGCTTTGTCAGACATTAAAACTGTTTGACCAACTCTAATAGCATGTTGAGTTTGATTAACTCCACCAGACCCAGTTCCAGTAAGATTTGGAGTAAGTGTAGCATTTACAGAACTGTCAGAAACATCGTTCTTTACTTCACTATTTTTATAAGCTACGTGTAATCTATTTTGTTCAGACCAAATAACTTGATCAGATGTCATAGGCATTTCAGCGCCTACCATTCTCAAGAAACCACCAATTGTTCGGTTTCCGTATCTTTCTACTTCTGCTTCGTAAAGCTCAGGTAGATATTGTTGTGCGAAATCGTTACCACCACCATTAGAAAAGTCAAGATAATTTTCTCTTAACGTCATTCTTTTTTGAGCAGGCACGATGCTTGCAGGAAAACTCCCGCCAGTTACAAAACTCATATTTATTTATTTTTAGTTATTGTTGTTTTTTACTTTTAATTTTCAACCTAGAACTATCAACACCACTTATTGCTTTTACTTTAAATCCATTTATAAATACATCACCTGAAGCTTGTGGCCTAGGATCATTATTTATATTTTTAGATTTAGCTATTACATCCTTAACAGCATCGGCTTTACCTTGCTCATAAAAATGATTAGCTATTGTATCAACGTTTTCAGCAGCATAAAAAGCCTTGTGATAACCAACAGCATCAATAACTTCTCCTTTTTCATTTAAGAACTTCTTAACGAATTCGTTTAAGTCTGACTGTTTCTCGGCAGTTGCGGAAGGATTAGAGATATTATAATTAAACTTTTTTTCACCAACTTTAATTTCAAAACCTTTGAAATCTCCATTGAAAAGCTCATTAGTAGTATCTTTAAATTGTTCCCTACGCTCTGCAGCTATTTGTTGTTCTTTGTTGTATCTATTGAAAAAATCCATAGCTTTCTGCTGTTCTTGAGTTACGCCCGGTCTCAACTTGATCTCGTCGTAATATTTGCTCTTTGAACTTTCTAAAAAGTTTTTGGCTTTTGCAATTTCTTCTTTGAAGAGTAATTGTCTTTTTCTGACAACTTTATCTTCATCCACTTCTTCATCATAAGAAAAATTATCTTCCATTAGAAAACTTATTTCTTCTTGATTTAAGTGTGGTTTAGTCTTTTTGTAATACTCATTAAGTATTTGTTTTTCGTCATACTTAGAGTAGTCTTTATTTAGTGAAACATAATCTTCCACAGTTCCACCTGTCTCTTCCATAAATGAAACTAGTTTTTCGATGTTTTCTGGTAACTGCTTACCAATAACTTTTTCATCTCTTATAGCTTCTTTTAATTGTTGCTTTGTTTCTACTACTTCTTCTTTTTCTTCTTTTATTTCAGTTATAGTAGCAACTTCTTCAACTTTTTCTTCTTTTACTTCTTCTTTAATTTCAGCATTTACTTGTTCAACTTTTTCAGTTGGTATTTCTACTTTAGTAGTAGCTGCTTCTTGAAGATCTTTTTTAGGATCTTTGCTTAAATCAATATGAGTTATATTGTTTGGCATATTATCAACAAGTTTTTTTGGCTTGCTTTTTAATTTTAAACCCTGCTTAGTATCGTCTACTATAGGTTTCTCTTTTGTTTCTTCTGACATAATATAATATAATAATTAATAATTGTTACATAGGCATATTGTCTGCGCCTAAGCTTTGTGGGTTACTTTGGGTTTCAAAATCAGTTGGTAATAACTCTTGCTGTCTTTGCTGTATCATAGAACTTTGTTGCGTAGCTTGTAGTTTAGTTCTATTATCTTTTCTATCTTCTATAAATTGTTCTCTTTCTTTAACTCTAGATACATCCATTTGTTTTAACTGCATATCAAACTGATACCTTATTTCTAAAGCCTTCATATCTAACTGAGCTTTCATCTCCATTCTTTGTATTTCAAATTGAGACTTAGCTTGTTCTATTTGTACAGTGCTTTCAGTTAATGCTTGTTGTTTTTGCATTTCAGCTAAAATAGCTTTCTCAGCAGTTTGTTGATTAGCTTGAGCTTGAGCTTGTATATTCGCTTGAGCAGCAGCTTGGTCAGCTTTAGCTTTTTGCTTTCTTCTAAACTTTAGCATTTGATTAGCTAGTTTTAAGTTTTTAACTTCTCTAATATCTATTGCATCTGCTAAATCTATTTGACCAGACTTTAAAGCTATTTGTATATTTTGTTCTAATTGAGCTTTTTCTTCTTCATCTGGTTCTAGCTTTATAAATATGCCAAAGTCATGAATTTGCAAATTCATTAATTCATCTAAAGTAGCAGTGTTAAAAGAAGATATACTATTTTTTAATGCTTCTCTAGTGAAAGGAAACTCTAATGAGTCAGCAACTCTTAAAGATATATTTTCACAAGCTCTAGCTGTTAAATATAAACTAGACTGTAATATGTGTCTAGTAGCAGTATTAGAATTAGCAGCTGCTAGTTTCTGTAAACCTACTAATGAGTTTTTGTCTGGATTACTTCCGTCTCTAGCTTCATTAAGTCCCGTTACGTCTCTAATAAGCTGTAAGTAATACTGATAAGTTTGTATTAAAGCGTTTATTTTTCCACCACCAGATCCTGTTTGAAGTTCTTGAATAGGAACTTTGCCCGGGTTCATACCACCTTCTTGTGTCATAGACCTACCTACTACAGATCCAGTTTGGAAATACATATTTAAAGCTTCAGCTGGATTATAATTAGTTCCATTACCTAAATCAACTTCTGCTAAACCGTCCATATCTAAGAATACACCATCTGGAACTACTCTAGCTAACACTTGTTGTATCTTAAGATGAGTTAACTGAATCATATCAGCAAAACCTGTTATTCTACTAACTAAAGATTCTATACGACCTTTGTAAATTCTAGGAGCAGTTATAGCGTAACTAAAATTAACTTTAGTAGTATCAGCAACTGGTCTTGTCATATGCTCTGCCATTCTCCAGTCTAACATTGTTGGATGCCCTAGTATTTTTGCTCCACTATATAATGTTTCTATAGTTCTTGAAACTCTTTCAAAACCATCATTTGGTGGTGGCATAAAAGTATCAGGCTTTTCTAAAACTTTTTCTAATCCAGCATCCGTATATTTTATTTTATAAACTTGATCTGAATAACTTTTATATTCAAAATACAAAACCTGCACTGTTTGATCGTCTTGTTTTCCGTTCCAGTTTGTTAAATATTCTTGATTACCAGGATATTTCTGTATAGTTTCTAACTCTTCATTTGTTAATTGTGGAAATTGTTTTTTAACATCTGCAAGATAAATAGATTTAACTTCACCTACATAATATAAATCTTCAAAATTAGGATCATCAGAGTATGAATAAACTAAATGAGCTGGATCAACATAATCTACAGTAACACCTTCAGCTCTATTCCAAGAGGTTTTAACAGATCCTATACCTAAAACAGTTAAATCATAATTAAACCTCTGTCTAACTAAGTCATATCTATTTTTGTCTAATATCTGGTTTATTACTTCTTCTTCAGCTACTTCAACTGATTGTTTAAAATCCATTTGTAAGTGAACAGCTAGCTCTTCTTCATCTTGTGGAGCTTTAGACTGGTCTTGAGAGAAAGCATTTATATTTAAAATATTTTTAGCTTCTTGCAAGTACTCTCTAGCATGTATATCTATTAGTAATTTTTCTGCAAAATCTGTTCTTATTTTTGAACAAACAGGATCTTGAGCATAAGCATTTATATCATAGCTTCTTTGAGACATTCCATTCACAACAATATCAACAAATTTAGATATTACAGGTACAGGCTTCCAGTCTAAGTTTAAGTAAGATAAATCGCCATTAATAGCTAATTCATCTTTATACTTTTGAACTGGTTGTTCTCCTCTAGCATATAGCCTTAATAAATTATAATTATTAAAGTTAACAGCATAACCAGGAGCGTTAGTTCCATATCTATAACCTCTGAACCACTCACCTTCTATTGCTCTACCAACAGCTAAACCGTACTCCATAGTAGCTTTTTCCGCGTCTGGTACTACCTGATCTGGAAAAGAACTTGTTTGATTGTAAGAAATTTGCATTTATTTATTTTATTATTTTTGAAATAATTCCGTCATTGTCGTATCTTTTTATTCCTATAGATATAGGTTGATGCTTTCTCTGTGGGTTTGGTCTATACATGTTCTTATTGCAAGCCATAATAGCTAAGCCAGAACTAATAGATGCATCATGCTTTGTCCTATTGTTTATATCAAACTGACTCCAGTCTTCTAAAGTTTTTTGAAAATACATATTACCATAACCTTGACTTGTTTCACCAATATAGGTTTCTATATAACTTTCAATTGCAGCAGCATGTGCTTGTTTAATGTCTTCGCTTGAATTAGGTATTCCACCTATTTCTCTTTCTGTAGTTGACAGCTTGTTCCAAATTTTATCAGGACGATTTATTGAGAATCCTCTATAACCTCTTCTTTTAAAATAGTATAAAAGTCTTGGTTTATTGTTTTCAGCTAATATTGGCATACCATAAAAAACACAAGCCATAAGTACATCTTCAAAAAACATTTCTGCTGTTTGTGGTCTTGCTATATATTCTAAAAAAAACTGATTAGGTGGTGCATCTTCCATACTAAACTTAGTTAATCCATGTAACGCTCCATTAGAACCTTTACCATCTACAGTACCACTTATGTCGTAACTATCACAACCAAAAGCTCCTACATGTTCATTACCAGGATGTTTTAATCCATTTTTAATAACTACATTATTTTGTAAGCTACTAGGTGGTGCCCATGATATTAAAAATCTTCCATCTTTATTAGGATAAAACATAACTTTAGTATCTTTAACACCACTAACCCATTGAAAACTTCCTTGAGTTACAGAAACTTCATTATTTAATTCACTATTATAATCTATTTGTTGATATATTTTTGTTAAATTAAATAAAGTGTTTTTAGCTTCATCTCTAAAAGCATGCTGCTCTGTTCTTGGAAATTGCCTGTAATATTCGTTTAAACTATCTTGATCTGATTTTAAACCATCAACCTCGTTTTGCCAGTGTTCAATAACGCCTGTTGTAATTTCGTAACCGTCAACTCCTTTGATTGGATTTTTTTCTCTAATGAAAACAGGTAATCCGTAAGAATCCATGAATCCTTCGTAGTTCCATTCCATAGGGATGAACATAGAATAGAGTCCAGAAGAAGTTTGTCCATTTCTATTTCTTTTTGTAACGTCCGAATTATAGTATAATTTTTTGAAGTTTTCACCACCTTTATCTAAAGAATTTGACGTTGAGCCCATCATACATTTTCCTACAATCTTTGATCCTAGCCTTAATGTAGTTTTTGTAACTCTCCAGTTATTTAATATATTATCAGGTCTTTCCCATTTACCACTTTCATCATGAGCTAGTAATTTTAGCTTTTCACCATCATAAGAGTTGTCACCTGTATTCTTCCAGTCAATAGTTGTATCAAGACCTTGTAATTCTTTTAGTTTTATTTTATCATCTATTTTACGTCTTGTTAACTTACTAGCTGGTACTCTATAAGCTAGTTCTGTCTTGGGACGATCCATACCGTCTTGAATCGGCTTGAAGAAAAACGGATAATTGATAGATATTGGAACCACTTTATCTGTAAACATTTTCTTTGCATCAGATCCTGATTTAGATAATATACCAAATCTTGCATCTGAAGATATTGTTGCTTGGTTAACGAGCTCCGCAGAAGACATGAATGAAAATCCAGACCTTCTGTTTTTAAGGTAGCACATTCCGTAACATCTATTATCTGCTTTACATGCTTCCCAGAATATAAAGAATAATCTATTTGCTTCTCTATAATCAGGTGCTCCAACGTCAATCTTTGACCATTGTAAGTACATGTAGTGAGTACCAGTGATATATGTAGGATTACCTTTATTATAAAACCAATAACCTTGTTCTCTTCTAGTAAATTCTTTATCGATATAATCATACCACTTTTCTTTAAATTCAGTGTCATAATCTTCCCAATCAAACCTAGATTTAATTCTACTTAATTCTTTTGGATACTCGGCTTTTTGCCACTGCTGTTCCTCTTTTTTTTCGCTTCGCTTAAACGGTTCATTTGTTGCTGGTAAAGCAATCCTGAGATTCTGTATTTCAATGATTTGTCCAATTTGTCCAGTTTTACTTATTACAATAAAATCATAATCAGAGTTATAACCGTACTCCCATTTTTTAAAACGATTTTGTTTTTTGAATATTTTAGGATTAATTAAATCCTTAACTTCTTTCCAAAGTGTTTGCTCGTATATCACTTACTTCTCCCTTCTGCAAAACCTTTAAAAGTTTTTTCTTCTTTTAATTCTTTAGGCTTTTCATTTAACAAATCTTCTTCTAATTGTATTTTTGTTAAAATCTCAAAAGCGTCCATTATGGCTAATTTTTTTGTTGCAGCAGCATTTTTTAATCTGTCAGCGCTTACGTCGTCGTCTGAGTCTACAATCTTTTCTTTTGCTACTTTAATTAGTTCTTCAATGGCTTGCTGCCCAGCTTGGATTATTTTCTTTTTCGTTTCCTTGGTATTCATGCGTTAAAGCTATATCATTTGATTTCATACAATAGAGTCGCTCACCATCTATAATAAACTCAAATTCAGAGTTTGGGGTAAACGTAATAAGTGTTCCAGGTATTATTCCTGTGGCTTCTAAGAGCTTGTTAGAATATTTTACTATACCAACATTAGGTTCTTCTTTTCTGTTGTATAGTAAACTTTGGTTGTTTAATGGTTTTATAAAACAATAATCTAAATGACAGTTTAAATTATACATATATATTTGCTCTGGATAAACAAAATATAAGTCGTCTTTAAAATAAGTAGCACTATTTTTTTCTCTACCTTTAACGTCATAAAATCTTCTAAATATATTATGATGTATATAAAGCTTGTCACCTATTTTAATGTCAGTAGTATAAGCTGCCGGAGTCGAAACAACGACAGCTTTTTTACTCACGAATATATGGTTTTCAATACTAGTATTTATTATTAGATTTTTATCATCTACTTTTCTAATATTGTCATACCTTGTCTCTAAAGGTTTGACTATAAAGCTATATAAACTTTTCACTAATACTTTAAATCGTATTCAACAGATACAGCCATATTAGAATTAAACTTTTTCCAAGGTAATACTTCGTCATTTTTAGTTATAAAAATATTGTAAGAATTATCTTGCTTTTCAAAAAGAATATCACTAATAATATGTCCACCATAAACCTCTTGACCTGTTGAATAATGCATAGCATCATTCTTGTAATCAGAGCCTATACTAATCTTTCTTATCTTCTGCACTTTCTTCGTATTCTCCAGTTGCAAGATCTATATTAACATTTCCATAAGATTCTTGAAGTTCTTTTTTCATATCTTCAATATTAGATCTTATTTCTGATGCTTTTAATAAAAAGTCTTGTTTTTGGAATTCTACATTACCTATAGCTTGTATAATATTATTATACTCTTGAGAAACTTTAGTTGCTTTTTCTAATTCTTCTTTTGTTATTTTTTTTGCTTTTTTCATTTTATTTGATTTTATTTGATTGTTTGTTTTTGTTTTAGTATACCGCTATCAAATTTGATCCCGATATAACACCTTTTGCTAAAATAGGAACTTTATCACCTACGACTGTTCCTGGTTGCACTAATGGAAATATTACTGCATTACCTGCCTCTGTTATTATTTCAACACTTTGTTGTGCGTTTCCATTATATATAACAGCTCCTCTATCTTCGACTGATAATCCTGGTAAAGTTAAGCCATTAGCTAAAACTTTTATTTTAAGGCCACTTCCGCCGCCTGCTGAATTAGCCAAAGTAATTACGTTACCTATATCATAATCACTACCAGCTGCCAATATTTCAACAGAACCTACGCCATATACGTAAGGATCTGGAGTTGTACCAGCTCCACTTATAATTGTTAAACTAGCTATTTTAACTGTCATAGAAGTTCCACCTGCAGGTGCTGTAGCTCCTGACTGAGCTAAGGTTTCACCTATATCTGATGTAATATAATCTGTTCCAACAGCAGTTATTTCAACAGCTTGTGTAGCTGGTATTATATTATTTATCGCTCCAGCTATAACTGTTGCAGCGTCATGCCCAAACACTCTTGGTTGAGCCATCATATTTCCTTCTAAACCTCTCATGTTTATTTATTTATTTTTGTTATTTTTTCAGCACCACGACTTCCGAAGTATGCTACGTAAACTGTTACCAGCAATGTTTTTAATAAGTTTATCCAAGCTTCATCGACTTGAAATTGTAAGTGAAAAGAATCTACAGCCATCATAAACACAGCTGATGCTGTTAAAAATATGAGTGCTAATGGTCTAGTGTTTTTAGAAAGCCAAGAGTCAGATTTCATATCGCTTCTCCATCTGCTAGATACTTCTTTCATTTCAGCTATGTCTTGTTCAATTAACTTCATAGCTTGCTCTTTGTCAACTGCCTTAATCTTATTATCACTTGATATAAGATTTTTTACTAAACCTAAAGTACCTTGATCAGGAAGTGCGTCTCCTAATAATGCTAAAACCTTTGGAGCTTTATTAGCCAAGAAAGCACCTATTTTAGTTTCGTTAAATTTCTTTTTCATTTTAATGGTATTTCCTTTACATAGTCAGCACCTGGAAAATCATAATCTTTACCAGGTTCCATCACTACAGCTGTTCCATTGTTAGGTATTCCTAAAACTTTAAAGTCTACTCCTTTCATAGTAATAGACCCGCCAGCTATATAGTTGACGGGTTTATTAACATCGGGGCTGTTTCTTAAATATCCAGTTTTAGAAAAATTCAATTTATCGTCTGCTAATATTATTACTTGGTTGAGCTCTGTCGTCAAAACCTTTAATAAATTTACCTGCAGCTTTTAAACCCCTAGTAACCATATTTCCATCCTTGTTTTTGTCATCAAAAACTGTATCTCCATCTTTGTCAATATCAATAACTTCATTAACAGCTGATTTAATACCATCAGTAATTCTATTACTTGATCCACCTTTTCTTTCAAAAGTTTCTTTCATTTGAGCCATTTTAGCATCCATTGCTTGATAATGTTGAGCAACTCTACCTTGTGGTAATTTACCTTCTGTTCTATCTTGGTAGATTCCAGATTTTTTGTCTTGCATTGTCTGCAGTGTATCTTGACCATCTACAGGTCTGTCTTGATTCATGTGTTTCATTCCAGGCATAATATATTTTTTATCGTCTGTGTTTTTTGTGTTTTTCTTTTTTATAAGCTTCTACTTCCCACGGAGCAGATTTTCTTTTCTGCGCAGTGTTAAAGCTGTTTATTGGATATTTTTTCCCTTTCCAAATATAATGTTCATCATCAAACTCAAGATCTCCACGCATGATTTGATCAACGTGTACTTTCTCGTGGCTAATAGTGTTTTCTAGTTGATACGGATTACTAATGTCATCCGCTATTATTATAGCACCGTTTGTTTTAGTTTCACCATTTATTTCACGATCCTTTCCAGTTCTATAAATAGGCGTGTTATCTATCGTGTATGGTGGCTTTAACTTAAACGCCATATTAACTTCTTCCTTTACCGTGCTTGTGTACTTTACTAGCAGAGGCAAAATAACCGTGCGATTCTCCAGCGGCTACTTCTAATTCTTTTTTCTTTTCGTAATTAGCTTCGCTTTTATGACCAGTTTCATAATCATGTATAGCATTTCTAGCATAATCTTTTTCTACTCTTTGTTTTGATTTCATAATTTATTTTTTCTTACAACCGAAGTTATTAGCATAATTAGCCATCTTAACAACAGCTGGTTTATATTTTTTAGTGCTTTTCATTATTTTACTAGCAGCAGCACAAGTAGATTTACCTGGCATGTTTTTCTTTACCCATGCAGTGAATTTACCTTCGTTTTTTTCTTTAATTTCTGGAAATTCTTTTTTAGCCATAGTTATTGTTTTTTATAAGGAAAGTTCTTATTGAACCAATCTTTTCTAGGATCACAGTTACAACCACCTGGCATTGAATCTACAAATTTTTTAATACCTGTTATTTTTGTAAACTTTTCTATAGTATCGCCTAAGCCTATTGATTTCATTTTTCTTTATTTGAGTTACAAAATTTTCTAGCAGCACCTACACTTCCAAATCCCCATTTCTTTAAAGCTATAGCTTTTCTAGTAGGTTCACCATTTGGTTTCTTCATAGGTCCTTTCATACCAGCAAACCTACAAGCAAATGAGACTCTTCGTTTTCCTTTACCACTTGTTTGTCTTGATCCTAAAGATTTACCTGTTTCTTTTTTATAGTCAGAACGCATTTTACGATTAGACTTTTCATAGCTAGCGTCTGTCATTTTTTCTTTTTTATAGGTACGCAATTATTAACCATACGATTACCTTTTTTCTTCATGCCTTTTTTAACATAGCCATCCCAGCAAGGTTTTTTCTTTTTAGATCTTTTAGTAGCCATTACTTTTTCTTTTTACGAGTCCTGCTTGATGCGCCGCATGGAGCTCCAGTTTCTACATTAATCCAATTTTCTTTTTCAAACCAATCTCTAAGTGTAGCGCCTTTTTTTCTTGCTCCTTTAACATTAGATTTACTAGATCTTTTGTATTTTCCAGAAGCTGCAGCTGATTTTTTAGCATTAACTACTTTTTTCTTTTCAGCAGCTGACATTGATCTTACTTTACTAGCAGGTAAACAAACTTTAGTGGTTCCACCGCCTTTAGTTTTTTTAGCCATTATTTTTTCTTCTCACAAGAAGGATCTTTTTTGTGATCATATCCTTTTGCTGCTAACTTATCATGCTCTTCTTTTTTAAAAGCCATTTTAACTTTACAGTCTTTATACATTGGGTGTGGTTTGAATTTTTTTGCCATTATTTTTTCTTTTTCTTTGTTCTACCAAATTTGCTAGGTCCACCGGCTTTAGTACATCTTACACCCCAACCACTAGCATAAGCACTTGGCCATACTTTAAATTTCTTTTTTGCCGCGGTTTTGCATGCTGTACTAATTTTACCCATTACCTTTTCTTTTTAATTAACACTTCTTTAACTATGATAGTTGGTTTTCTTTTGTTTAATTCTTCTAATCTTTTTTGAAGTTCTTGTAATTTACCATCGCTTTCAGTTCCATCTTTAATCAAACTAGACAAAACATTTATTTCTTCAAATATAACATCGTCAACCTGCTCAAGCATATTGACTCTCTCAAGTATGTCTTCAATATTTTCATGATTCCACTCTTCTTTTAAATCATACTCCAGTCTACCTATTTCTACTGGTGGTAATTCTTTAGCTAAAGCTATGTCTTCTTGTAATGTATAATACATACCAACTAAAGTTGTTGTTAACATTATTATTCCAATTACAGTTTTTATATCAATTTTAAACTCAGTGTTTTCAGATATTTTCATACTCCTCTGTTGCATCAAATGACGGGCATGCTTTATTAGCAAACTCATTGTGTGAATAAATAATAGCATCTGGATACATAGCCTTTAATGTTTTAAGGACTTGTAACAGACTTTCTTTTTGTATTTGTGTTCTAGTATCCTTCGGAGTCTTACCATCTACCTCAACGCCACCACAATAGCATATGCCTATTGAATTACGATTATGTCCCTTGCAGTGAGCTCCGACACGATCTATATCTCTACCTTTTTTAATAGTTCCATCTAATTCGACGTAGAAATGATAGCCAATGTCACTCCACCCTCGAGAGTTGACATGCCAGTCTCTTATAGTTTCAACTGGTACATCTTGTCCTTCTCTAGTAGCTGAGCAATGTATTATAATTTCTTTTACAACTCTCATGACTGTTGCCATGTAAAGTATAAATCTTCATTTACTGGAGTTACTTGTGATTGAATATCAGCATCTATACCGGCTTTTATAGCATCCATATCTAATGCACCTTCTAACCAACCTATAACTATAGCTTCAAAAGCTTCAGTATTTTCATAAGGTATAAAAGACTCTCCAGCTTCGTAGTTAAAGTTTTCAGCACCTACTCTACCTGATGTGTAGGTTTTTCCTCCAACTTCTTCTGATCCAGAATAGTTCCAATGCACTGTGTAAATAACATTATCCTGGCCGTCAGCCTGTATGTGTGCATTCATTTGGACAATAGTCCATTTATAATCAATTGCCATTATTTTTTATTTTTATTTTTTAATTTAATCCATTTATTAGCTGTATATCCAATAGTCATTAATAATAATACTATTTCTAACATAGGCTCCATCCAATTTAAACTAGCAATTGTGAAAGAGGTTATATTTAAACAATATAACTTTAGATCTTCTAAACCCATTATCTGTTAGCGTTGAGTACAGCGTTTCCTTTATATTCAATATTAGATATTCCACCGAGCGTAGGTGTTATAACAGCATTGTTTGATTTCATTATTCTTGTACCAGGAAGTGGTTTAACCATACATCTTGGATTTTTAATACCAGCGGTATATGCAGCTGGATCTATATCTTGTCCTTCGTAATTTGGCATAATTTTTGTTTTAATGTTTGTAATATTCGTGTACTATATATAATCACGTGTTTTTATCTCTTTTTTACACGCATATACTTAGTGCTACGTCTAGATTGATTAATTTCTGGAGTCATTCTTTCTGAAAACTCAACAGCTTTAGGATTATTTTCTAAATTATAATTATAACTCTTGTTCATATCAAGTTTATATTTAGGATTTATTCCAGCTTTAAACTTAGTTGAATCTGATGTAAAAGTAGAGTCGTCAATAGTAGCTTTTTGCATATCTCCTCTAAAATCTTTATAGCTACTATACGTTTCACTTGGATTTAATTTTACTAATGGCTTCATGGTTCTCATCATTTTCTTCTCTTGAGCTACTGTGAATTTTTTAGCACGATTTTCTTCCCAGTCTTCAGTAACACCGTTGCCGTTTACATCTGCTAGTTCTGCGTTATACTTCTCTTGAGCAAGCATAGCAGTTGTTGGTAAATTAGAATTAGCCATACCACCAATAAAGTTTGGATTCATATTAGCTTGTCCACCTTGTGTAATAGGCATACCTGTCATTGGATCAACCTGTGGATTATTCATAGCTGTCATTGGTCTAGAACCACCTGCTGTCATAGCTGCATTTTGTGCAGGATTTAAAGCATCTTGTAAAAATCTAGGGTTTTTGCTTGATCCCTCAGCAGCTAGCTCTTCTGTTGCTTTTTCATTTTTACGAGTTTCTATTTTATCTTTTACATTGCTAACTATATCTCCAGCTTTTCTTTTCACATTGTTAGAAATTCTTTTGACTGTGTTTATAAATTTACCAGTTCCAGGTCCTCCAGTACTACCTGGTTTAAAACCTCCATATAGTCCTTTTCTTTGCTCTAATTTTGCCATTATCTTGTTTTATCTTTGTTAACATATTCAATAGCTTTAGTTGTTACTTTAAAGCTGTATCTATTACTTTTTTCTAGTTTAGTTGTAGGCATATCTTCTTCGCCTAACATGATTCGGTACATACGACTTATTAGCTGCTTGCACTTATACGAAACTTTATATATATGATATTTTTGAGTAGTGTGATTTCTTTTTCTCCACACCTTTATCCACTCTTGTTTCAATAGTCTGTTCCAGCGCCTGTTATCCCAGCTGTATGAGTACGTACCTTTTTTAAAATCATCTTTAATGAACATATCTAAAGCATCTAAATAAATTAGTAGCTCTAGATCTGCATCATTTAATTTGTTAGTTTTGCAAGCCCACTTCCTTATAATTCTATAATGTTTAAGTAAACCTAGTTCTTTTAAATCACTAGAAGTTAACTTTCTCATAGAATTACAACTACATCGAACTCTTTAATAACCTTGTATTCTTCTTTATTTATTTCAATACTAAATCCAGATGCTTTATCGTAATAAACTTCATCACCTTTTTTTAGTACAGACACTTCAGAGCCAGGTTCTATAACCTTAGCTCTTCTGTATCTAACATCTTCTCTTTGCTTTTCAGCTAGAATTAATCCGCCTTTTGTAGTCGTATCAACTTCTTTGATAGGATCTATAACTATATATTTACCTACTGCTTTCATGCTCTTAAATTATTAATTACACAATCAGTTGATAATATAGTTGTAGCTACTGAAGCTGCATTAATCAAAGCACTTTTAGTAACTAACAAAGGATCTATAATTCCGGCTTTTACCATATCAACCGTATTTCCTGTAACCACGTCTAATCCTTTACCTTCTTCAAGCTTTTCCACTTTGTTAATACCTGCGTTTTTTAATATCAACTCATGTGGTCTTCTTATAGCACTGTAAAGTACTTCTTCACCTATACAAGTTGGTTTTAAATTAAAACTAGCATTTAGTAAAGCTATACCGCCTCCTGGTACTATGCCTTCTTTAATTGCAGCTTTTGTAGCACAAATAGCATCTTCAACCCTATCTCTTTTTTCTTTTAGTTCTAATTCAGAATTAGCACCAACTTTAACTGTAGCAACTTTAGCTTTTAATTTAGCTAGTCTTCTTTCAAGCCTAATTACTACATTAGGGTTTTTAGTTTCTTTTATATTACTTTCTAGTAAATTAATAGTATTTTTAACGTCTTCATTGTCAGTTAAATCAACTTGTAATATTGTTTCTTCGTGGTTAGTTACAGACTTAATACATGAACCCAAATGTTCAGGTTGTATAACATCCATATCATCTCCTAAGTCTTCATTGACTAAAGTAGCTCCAGTAACAGCACATAAATCAGATAGTACATCTTTTTTACTAATGCCATATACGGGTGCATCTACAATGTTAACTTTTATATTTCCTTTTTTCTTATTCATAGCTAATGCGGAAACTACTTGTGGATCTACATCTGCTATAATTAAAAGACTTTTGTTACTTTTTATTACATATTCTAATATAGATTGTATCTTTCTTACATTAGTTATTTGAGATTCAACAATTAGAATTAAAGGATTATCAAGTTCTGATGTACCTTTTTCTAAGTTAGTAATAAAATGATTGTTTTTAAGAGGTTGGTCATATTGTACGCCTTCTATCAACTCTACTACTGTTTCAGGTTGTTCATTTGTTTCCATCATTACAATACCTGTTTCATCTACTAGTTTAAATGCCTCACCTATAACTTTACCTAAATCTTTATCGTTGTTAGCAGATATAGTAGCTACTTGGTAAATCTTTTTGCCTTTTACTTTCTTTGCTGTTTTTTCTAAATAAGCTAATACTTTTTTAACGCCTGAATCAATACCTTTTTTCATTTCTCTTGGATCATCAAGAAGAGAATGTTCTGTAGCTTGATCTAGTATAGCTTTAGCTAGCACTGTAGCTGTAGTTGTGCCATCGCCAGCATCTGATACTGTTCTTTGAGCTGCTTGCTTTATAAGCGTTGCTCCAATATTTTCTAAAGGATCTTGTAATGTTATGGCATTAGCCACTGTTACTCCATCTTTTGTTATCTGAGGTTGTCCGTTACCATCTTCTAGTATTACACATTTACCACTTGCTCCTAAAGTAGACCCAACAGCGTTGGTTAATTTTTCTACTCCAGTTAATATCTGACTTCTGGCAACATCACCAAAAGCCAGATTTTTAACTAACTTTATTTCTTGCATTTAATTTAATTTAATTTGATTTGTTTTGAATATTTACTCGAAGGTTTTAACTACTTTCGGTCCTTTGGTAAACTCTAGCTTATTAGCATAATGTTCAATAGAAGCATCTATTGCTTGCTCTGCTCCAGCTATTGTTTCTCTTCTGGTAACATCGATCCAATCATCTGAGTCGATAGATTTATATTCGGTTTGTAAAAACCCATTAGGTAATTGAACTATTCTCCAGTTTTTCTTCTGTGAAATATGTTTCCAGTACTTAATGGTATCTTCTGTTGGTTGTGGTGCACTAGACCACGTATTAGTGCGGGTATATAAAAACGTCATTGTATTTGGTTTTAAGTTAAACGTTGGTTATTATATACTATCACTTGATAGTTCGGTTATTTAATTTTTTTATTCGTCGTAAAAATGTAACGCCAATACTCTGTCACCCGTTGTTAAAGGTGCACTTATACTACTTGCAGGTGTAGAACTATAAGCAAGTTCTTGCCTAATCATATAAGCATTGTTTAATACGCTTTGTCCAGCAATTGTAGAAGAGCCTTCACCTCCTTCTTGAGATGTATATATTATTATATTATCACCAGCTGAAAAGGTATATGAAGTAGCAAATGTTACTGTGTTAATACCTGTGACTAAAGCTGAGCTCGTGCCTATTAATACTCTACTAGCTGAAGTCATGTACCCAACATAAACTGCAACTGTTAAATCAACAGCGTTAGTTACAGAAGTTACGAAAAAATCAACTTTATCTATAGTGCAATCTGTTTCAACCACTGAAGCTCTCCATACGCTTCTTCCTGTATCTTCTGATGTTACTTCATGAGTAGCTTGATAAATAGACGAAGGTGAGAAGCCTAGTTTGCTACTGCCACCGCTTGTAGGTGTTTCCCATTGAGTTGTAACTTTAGTTCCTACAATAGTATCAATGCCTAATATTTGAGTATTACTGGTAGGTAAAGAATCTGGTAATAATATTTCTTGTGTTACCCCTGACACTGGTCCTTGAAGTTTTACACTAGCAGCTGCTCCACCAGATTTACCAGATGCTGATTGAAATTCTATAGTTCCAGCTGCGCCTCCTTGACCATCACCTAATAATCTTAATATTCCTTCTTGATATTGAGGAGCTGAATCTTTACCAAGTATAAGTTTATTTAAACTAGAATCCCAGTTAAAATTTACATCAGCTGAAAAACTAGTTCCGTCATTAAATTGAACATTTTTAGCTACTCCAGCTGGAGATCCAGTTCCTCCACCTACCCATGGCACGTTTACAACAGCTTGGTTAGCGGCATTTAATTGTATACCATAAGTTCTACTAGCTGTAGTTGTAACAGAGTTAGCTGCAGTAGTTTGCGTGTTATTGCTAAACAATTCAATACCACCTCTAGTGGATGAAGTAGCTAGATCTAAATTAACCTGGAAAGTTCCTGATGTAAACTGTGTCATAGATATACCGTTACTTCCACCGACGGTTACAGTTTGCGAAGTTGTAGGATTACTACCAGTTAATATTATTTGTCCAGCTGTTGATCCTGTTCCTAAAGAATAAGTGCTATTAGTATCTGTTGGTGTTGCCCATTGACCATTATAAGCTAGGAATTCACCAGCAGTTCCACCAGTTACACCAAGCGATATATTACCACTACCAGTTATAGGACTATTACCTACTGAAAAAGCAGGTGGAGCTGAGAGACCTACGCTGGTAACCGTACCACCGCCACCACCACCACCACTAGGTGTTGGTATCCATGATAAAACACCTAAAGCGTTTGCTTCAAGTATTTGATTAGATACGCTCGGTAAAGAGTTAGGTAACTTAAGCGAATAAGATGATCCACCAGAATGATCTGGACCTACAATCTCTACACTATGAGTATTAGCGGAACAATTAAGTCTTAACTTACCAGCATTTGTAGATCCATCTCCATTTATATCAACACGGCCTAGATTAGTAATATTTAATCTTTCACTACCTCCAGTAACTAAAGCTAACCCTCCAATAGAGCCAAATTCTTTAATACCAAGTACTTGAGAGTTGTCAGTACGTCTTTTTTGTATTAAATAATTGTTATATTGATTATTTGTAACACGTATTGCAGTTTGATTAACAGTGTCTAATATATCTAACTTAGCAGCTGGAGCTGTCGTACCAATACCTACGTTACTTGCAAAATATGCTGTTTTATTAGTGCTTATTAAATTGTTATTAATTATAAATGCTTGAGTAGAACCTCCATTTGCTCTAAAACGAAGATCTCCAGTACTAGATATGTTATATACATTACCACTGCTGTCTCCAGAAATAGAATAATTACTATTAGAATCTACTATATTAAGCTTACTAGTAGGACTTGCAGTTCCAATACCTACGCTGCCACTACTAGTTATTCTAAATAGCTCAATAGCATTGTACCCATAAGCTACATCTCCTAAAGAAGGTCTATAAAAACCTCCTGTTGATGCTGGAGCACTAGCTGTATTAGTTCTGAACCAAAAAGAATTTCCTCTAACGTCTCCATCTATATCTAGTTTATATCCAGGAGCAGTCGTTCCAATACCTACATTACCTGCAGAAGTAACTCTAAGTCTTTCATTTCCTCCTGTAGATAAACCTAAAACATCTAAACCAGGTAAAAACATACCTGTGTTTGTATCACTTGAATTAGAAAAGCTAGGGAAAAGAGCGCTTGATACACCTGATCTTAAAGAAACTCCATTTGGACCAAGTCCTTCTAATACGTTTATACCTGTTACGAATTTATTTCCTGAACCAAAAGTAACATCACCTTCAACATCTAGTAACTTAACAGGATTAGTAGTTCCGATACCTATGTTAAGTGCGTTTTGAGTTACATTACTATTACCTATAGTGTTAGAGTCAGTCCAGAGTGGTAATTTTCCCGCAGTTCCTGATCCATCAACATTACCAACAGAATAGTCAGGTATATTTAATATATTTGTATTAACATCAAAAGTAGCAGCACCAGAAGTAAAGTTTGTTGTTAATTGTAATGTAGCTGCACCGCCACCAATAAAACTTTTTAAATTAGATAGTGTAAGACTTTTTGTAGTACCATGAACAACACCTTGATCATCTGGCTGCATATCAGATAAAATTAATCTATCAGGACCGTAGTAATTATTTTTTAAAGGATATGTTTTTATTATTGCCATTTTAATATTTTTTATTTTTAAAAGCTTTAGTTTGTTCTTTGTTGCCTGTATAATATTCGTTAGTTATTAAGGAATATTTAGGTAGATCATAAGTTTCATCAAACTGTTTCCAATTGTTAGATTTGATTTTTGTAGCTAAATGAAAAGTAATATCCATAACAAACCAATTGCCAAGTTCGTTTTCTGGATGGTATATGCCATTTACATAACTAGTAATTTCAGCTGGTTGTAGTTGACAACATGGACATCTTTTAATTTCATTAACATAAATACCTACATCAATATCAGACTTAACTGTAAAATCACCACTAACTCTACTACCGTATACAACTATGTCTATGTATTCTTTATCACCTAATACTTCTAGTATTCTATCTAGTAGTTTAGTTTTGTCTTGGCTACTCCAGTTCTGTATTAGATCCATATTAGTTACTTAACCTCTTAAACTCTACGTCTATTAAAGAGTAGTCAACCATATCATAGCCATGTTCATCTACACTGACCGCTTCCGCTGGAACTTCATCTGACATAACACCTTGAAATAATCCAACTCCAGCTAAACTGAACTTGTATTTATATTCATACGTGTATATATTAATACCACTGTCTGAGGTACCTACTAAAGTTATATTTTCTTTTAATCTTCTATCACTAGTAACTGAAGTAACAATACCATTTTTTATTACAAATGTTAAAGAAGCAGAGTTGTTACCATTTCTAACTGTAAAGGTAGATGTTATACCTGCTGAACCATCTGATGACTTGTAACTTGTTGCTCTAACGGCTCCGTTGACTTGTAACTTCTCAGCAGGAACAGTTGTCCCTATTCCTACATTGCCTGCAGAAGTAATTCTAAGTCTTTCTGATCCAGCTGTGGATAAGCCTAAAACGTCTGAGCCAGGTAAAAACATACCTGTATTTGTATCATCTGAATTAGAGAAACTTGGGTTACCGGCGCTTGATATTGCTGATCTTAAATAAACTCCATTTGCGCCAACTCCTTCGAATGCATTTGTAGTTGTTTGAAATTTATTTCCTGTGCCAAAAGTAACATCACCGTTAACATCAAGTTTTTTAGTAGGAGCAGTCGTTCCAATACCAACATTTCCTGCATTTGGCTGTACAACCATTGTGGTGTCATTGTATGCATCACCTATAAAGTAGTAACTTATATTATTTCCATTACCAAGCGCTCCAATACCACCTCTAAACGTTCCACTAGAACCAGTGAAAAAATAGCCAGTAGCCCATCCACCAGCGCTTCCTTTTATAGCAACACTTCCAACTGCACCTCCTGTAATTGTTACAGGCCTAGTACCCTCAGCAATAATAGTTGCAGCAGAACCACTTCCACTATTAATTGTTATACCATCTAGAAATTTTACTGCCATTTAATTTAATTTTATTTATTATACTCCCTGAACATCTACATTATAAGCCATCCATCTTATTGAATTAGTAGGTGTGGATGAAAAACCAATAGTTGCTGTGTTGGTAGTAGGTCTGCTTACGCTTCCATAAACTGTGTCATATGTTGAGGTATCATAGAGTTGTACTATAATGTTTCTAGTTCCTAAATTGTGTGTTATAGTATTGGATGCACCTGATATTACACCACTTGCAGAAGCTGATATGCCTTGTTGTATTTGCTGTAAGGTTATTCTTTCATTTGCGGATGAATCATCGTTGTAAAGTGCAAACTCAATATTTTGTGGATCTAGAGTACTAACTGCTCCAGAATTTGGAAGAGAACCAATAGCCAAACCTACTGTAGCTGTTCCACCAGAATACGAAAGTGATAAACCTTTCCTATTGGCTGTAGCATTGGAGTTAACATTACCAATACCAATAGTTGTTAGTGTTGCTAAGTCTGTGTCAGATTGTATTACTGCAAAATCGTTTATTGTAGAAGCTCCTGTAGCAGCAGCTGTTTGAACTAATACTGAATCACCAGGTGTTAAAGGAGTAGAAGCATTACCAAAGAAATTACCAGAAGTAGTCACTATATAGTAATCACCTATTGCTATAGCAACTCTAGATGCACCGACTGTTAAGTTACCACCAGTAGCAATAGCACCAGTAGCAGCATTAAATCCACCTTTTACATTTAGACCTCCTGCAACAGAAGAGTCAACATAAGCTTTTGAAGCTGCATCTGTAGAAGCGGTAACTGTATCTACACCTTGAATACGACCCGTACCGCCTAAAGTTATATCACCACCACTAACAGTTAAGTCTCCAGATATTGTAACGTTTGTTGGTAAACCTATATTAATAGCGTTAGTTCCAATACCAGCTGGAGATACTTCTACTTCATTAGCTGTACCGTCTAAATAAAAATCACTATTAGTTCCAGGATTACAGGTTAAAAGAACTTGAGAATCATGCCCAACGACCGAAGCTTGACTAGCAGCGATTGTATAGGTAGATGCGTTTATTGTAATTGTATCAGTAGCTGTTGCCTCTGTAGTTATATTAGTACCACCGGCAACTAAAACAGTATTACCATCTTCAATATCTTGACTACCTGTATCACCAGTTAATACCCACTTAGTATAACTAACTGGAGCATCTATCCAGTCAATACCGTTACCAGAACCAAGAGAGGATAGTAATTGTCCAGTAGTACCTGTTTGGTCATTAACATCTTTTAAATCTCCTTGTACATGTAATGTTTTTAATACTGTGAATGGATAACCAATATCTAAAGTTGCAGATCCTCCTGTACCAGAAACTGTAAGATTTGAATCACCAAGAGTAGTTGTGTTAGTTACAAAAATAGGTATCGTTCCAATTGTACCACTACCAGATACTCCACCTAGCGCTGGATCTATCCAACCTGATGCATTGAAAGGATTAGTTCCATCATAATATTTAAATTTACCAGTAGTACTATTAAATATTATATCTCCTCCACTTGCTGAGGTAGGATCTGATGTTACGTTTTCTAATCTAGCTCCTAAAAGCTGGTTTTGATTAAACTGGACGTTGTCTAAAAAATTTATTGCCATTTTGTTTGTTAATTGAAATAAGCTTTACCTGAAAAGGCTGCGCTAAATGTTAGTTGAACTTTGTTTGCGTTTATATACTTAACATTACCTATCATTACTTGATTTTGATCGCTAACTACTGTTACCGATGCAAATTTATTAAGGCCATGCGTCACATATCTAATTCCTTCGGGCGTTAATGGGTTTCCCCACACTGTTTGTGGTATTCCTTGAGTAAAAATAAAAGTTTTATCTAACCCTATATCTGATAAACTCTCTAAGGTTGCAGATCTAGTAGCATTAATAGGATTACTAGAGTCGCTATCGCTTATTATAATTAGATCTTCTTTTTTAGGTACTGGCTTTCTTGGATAAGTATGTATTATAGCCATGTAATTCTATTATTTTTTAATATTTTTGTCTTAATATAGTAATTTACACGAAAATAAGCAAATTTACATTATTTATAAAGAATAAAAGGTGACAAATGCCCCTTATTAGTAGCTCTAAGAGGCTAATGTCACCCTATAAAAGAAATATAGGAGTATAGTGCTGCCCCCTACCTATTCTATTTACGTACTTAAAACAAAACCAATTTTTAATTTACGGGCCCCCTTTGGTTCCCTCATCGTTTTGGGTTTACATTTACCTTTTTTTATGACGTACTAATATTAATTCAACTTTTTATACAATACTAATACGGACATGCATAGATAATAATAACATAACAATTAAACTAATAACAATATGATAACTATTCTCTTTATTCTCACTACAGTAACAATTGTAAATGGGTTAACTAAGCATCTATAGTAAATTACTTAGGGAGTATGCGATACACTTAACAACTAATAATAACTAATAAATAATACTACACTCTTACAAACTAAATACGACTATGCTTAGATAATATATATAACTAAACTAAAATATATACTATGCAATTTAAAATAACTAACATAACATTAAAAACTTTTACATCAAATAATAAAAACTATAATAATATTAACTATACTATTTTTATTAAAAACTTAAATACAACTATAAATATTACTAAACAATATATAAACTTTAATATTAAAAATTATCTAATTGACGACAAAGACTTTTTAACAAACAAATTAAATAATCAACTAATAAACTTTATAAATAACAAATATTAAATACAAAATAAATACGACAACAACAAGATAATAATAATAACTAAATAAATAAATATAAACTATGAATAATAATAAACTAACAACTAAAAGATTTGTAATAAGAAAATCTTTACTCGGTACTAATACAATAGTAACATTTACTAACAAAAAAGATATTACTTTCACTTATGATCATGACGAGATTTACTCAACATATCAAGAAAAGTTTGAAACTATGAATTGCTTTCAACAGTACAAATCTTATACAAATAGTAATACTGTTCCAAAATTCTGTAGAGAATTAAGTGAAATATCTTAAATAACTAAAAGTCGAAGTTGATAGTAATACTTTAACGACTATAAATAACACGAACATATTACTCAGCACAAACTAATAATAACTAATAAAATAAATAATATGTATAATCCAAATAATCCTTCAAACTGGTCTTGGTCAAAAGCTTTCGACGAAATGGAGAAGTATGTCAATCAAACTGAAATGACTCAACAATGTATAATGATACTCGGTAACTCTGAAACTACTATGTATAAAAATCTATCAAAGTCTGATCAAGACGAAGTGTATAACCTTTTAAATCAAATACTATGAACAAAGAACAGAAACTATTTATAGCAATATTAATTTGCTCAATACTAATAATAATAACAGATGTCGTTACAAACTGAATACGATACTAATAAGATAATAATAATATGAATATAAAACAACATAAGCTAAAGCTTAACAAAGAATACAATCAAGCGATTGTCGATAAAGTCCTCAACTCAATGTGGAATAAACTAAATAACGAACTAGATAATGTAATGATGGAATCAGGTGATTACTCTGAAACTAACAATGAAATGTTTGACGATCAAGATTGCTACATGGGAATTATCTGTAACACTATGAAACTACAGTGTGACGAATAAGTTTAACTGACGAGAGTTTAATACTCGAAACTACGCAAGTAGTCTTAAACAATAATAACTATGATTAAAACAATTAAACTAATAGCGATAAAAGCAGTCGAAGAAAAAATGCTAAAAGTATATGCAATAGTAACTACTAGTATATTCTTTGCAATATGGATACCAACTATGATCTTGGTATTAAAAGAAATTATAAACCAAGTATTAATACCTTTACTAAAATGAGTGAACAACAAAAGATAGAAGCAATCGCTCATGATATACAGAATGGTATCTACGGTTGGACACAGAAATGTGGAACAGAGTGGCAGAAGTGGACATACTCACTAATGCAAGCTAAGAAAATATATGAAGGTGATTTAATAATAAATTTAAAAATAGAAAATGAATAGAGAAAAAGAGTGGGAATTTGTTGATGAAGCACATCATAAATTATCAGATGAAAAAACTTTACTAGCAACTTTTGCAATAGTAGTTAAAGAACTAGCTATAAAGTGTCCTAATAACATGGAACTAGGTGCAGAAGTAAGAAAACTAATACAAGATTACAAACTAAATGAAAATAATTAAATATATAGCTATATGGGTAATATGTTTCTGTATAGCTGACTACTTCAACGTTCCAGAATATGTATGCTTAATAGCAAAAACAAACTAAATACGAATAACTAAAGATAATAATAATATGAAAACAATTAAATTTTACCCAAGTGACAGATCACTAATGAACTTAGACGGCAAATTGCTAAGAGGTTACACTATAGATAGTATACCAGACAACATAAACTCATGGTTTAACTATAAAGGTCTAACTTACGTAACAAGTTAATCTAATAACTCACGAAATGTAGTGAACTGGTGAGGGATCGTTATGAACTCAGGATGTACTACAATAGCTCATACTTAATCAGTATGGGCTTTTCGTGGTATGAAATGTAACCACAATATTCCACAAGCTAGATTAGATCTTGGCTATACTGTCTGTGTAAACTGTTCAACTGAAGAAAAACTAGGTTGTATCGACACTATTCATCACA